CATACCCCAATACTACCCCCTGCGCGCGGCGGTGTCAAGGATGCATTCCACACCATAGGCGGCGATGTGCGGGCGTGAGGGGGCGCCACGTATGCTAGCATACCCCACCGCGTCATACGCCGTCGTGCCCCCTTTCGGGGGCGTTGGCGGGGATCAGTATCGGAAGTCGGGGATGTTGTCGCGGAAGGCATCGCGCAGGGAGGCGCAGAGCATTTCGTCGATTTCCCCTGCGGCGTCGGTCATCGCTTCGGCGTCATCGCGCGAGATCGCGGCGATGTCGTTGATCGGAAGGGCGTCGATTGCCTTCGCGAGGAAATCGCCCAATGCCTCGCGCGCGTCGTTTTTGTTCATGCCCCCATACTAATGCCTCCCCCATGCCGTGTCAAGGATATGCGCGACGCTTTGTATGACCGTGTAAGGCATGATCCCTCGGACGGGAATGCTAGCATACGGGTGTGGGGGATAGGGCCCTTAAAACGCCACCTGGCGGTTTTGCCGGCGATGTCATGACACCACCCAGTACCCCCCCTTGTGGGGAGGTATGGGCGATTCAGGCGATCAGACCTCGTCGTCCGCTTCGTCCTCATCGGAGAGCATCGCGGCGATTTCCTCGTCGGAGGGACCCTCGGGCGATTCGTCCCCCTCGTCGATGATCTCCTCATCGGTGGCGGTGTCGTCCTCGTTCGAGGCGAGGGCGCGGGTCGCGTTGATCTCCTCGCGCAGAGCGGCGCGCTTCGCCTTCTCCTCTTCCTGCGTGATCGTCCATGCCTTGAACTGCTTCTTCAGCGCGGTGATCTCCTTGGCGTTGTACTCGAGGGCGTAGCGCCCCCCCTTGCCGACTACTGCCTTGCCCTCGCCGAGGGTGTCGCGCAGGAACTTCCGCAGCGTGCGGGTCGCGCCCTTGATGTTCTCCTCGGCGTCGGTCGGCATGATCTTCTCGGCGAGCGTGCGGGTCGTGTAGGTCGTCATGATGATCAGTCCCTTTTCGTTCGGTGCGGCGGGTTGATGGGTTAATCATCGCATCCCCGCGCCCCCCTGTCAAGTCGCATACCTGCCCAAAACGGACAACGTAGCAAGATCTTTTGGGGTGGCATATGCCAAGATGCAAACGCCCTCAGACGCCACGTAAGGCATGATCGGTAGACGGTCAATGCCAGCATACCACGCAATCGGATCATGCCTCACGACGTCGTATAGGGCGTTGTCCGTTTTGACACGGTCTTACCCCCTATGGGGGCAGGGTCCGTTTAGATGTAGTCGCGCAGGATATGGTACCCTTCGCACCCGATTGCGATGGTATCGCGTACATTGGTCGATTCGTATGATTCCCAGGTGGAAAGGAAGATATGCGAACTATCCCATGCTTCGGACCGATCGGGGAGGGTTTCACCGCATTCCGGGCAGGTCATCGTGGCTTGGGGCAGTTTGTCCGCTTTCAGCAGTTCCAATACCTTTGCGAGGTACGGGAGATCTTCGCTGTTCAGGATCATGGTCATCCCCTTCGTCGATTGCGATGCCCCCATATTACCATGCGCGCGGGGGGAGTGTCAACGTCGTCGATAACGCCGTATGAGGGGGCATAGGGGGCGTCGCCCTCGACCGGATAGCTAGCATCGCATGGCACCCCCCTGCCCCCCTCAGACGCCGCGTCAAGCGCTTCCCTAACTCTGTTTATCATGCACCCGGCATGCCGTGGCGCTATGTCTCTAGTGTCCGATTTCTCGGTATCCGTGGAGTTTGGTCCCTTTGACGGGAATGGTATGATTGACCCATACCGCCCCTTCCTCCCCTACGAGGATTACGTGGCAAATGTCCGATTTGGACGGGATGACGTAGTTCAGGGTATTACATGGCACTTTATGGTGACATCCCACACCATGAGTGACATAGGCGACCCGAGCAGAATCCGCAGGTTTTCCGACTTTCCCAGCAGCTACGTGGCATATGTACACACGTCTGACGTAGGCGGCCATGCGCAGGGTGGTCGACGGGACTTGACAGCAGAGTCATATGTCAAGCTCGCACAGATAAGACCACGCACCAAGATATCATACCTTCCAGAGTCAGCAATTTGTTGTCACTTTGGGGGTAATTTCGATGACCAACCAATGACCATTTCTAAGTTTGCGTGCAAAGTTTGCCATAATTTCCTCCTGGAAAAAGCTGGAAAGTAATGTTACGTACCCAGCGGTACAGTACCATCCCCCACCTATGGACTTACAGCCTCACTGTGGTCTAGGTGGATACTTGGGAGAATTTTTCAGAGAAAGTTCACGGCCTCACGGGAGAATTCCCCAGCTTTTTCTCGGATCCTTCCCAGAATTTACCCTGGATAACTCCCCAGTCCGGGTAGTGCTCTCCAGAGTGTTCCCTCACCACGCGGTCGAGTGCTCTTTGGAGTGTTGACCACAGACCGGGTCTTGCACACGGAGATCCGAGAATGTTCTAGCTCCGCAGCAAGCGTTGGATGTGGCCCTTTTCACCCGAAGTATACCCCCAGAACAACGTCTAGTTCCGTTCACCCGGACGCAATGTAGCCCATCACAATCATATCCCCGAGCCACGTCACCTCACCCGGACACCCCCCTCCCAAGCCCATCATACCCACCCTACCCCAAACTCACCGGACCCTAACCCCGCGTGCCTCACCTATCCCCAGTCAATCATCAAGCACCCAATCATCGAGTCGCACCCATCATGTGCAATCAGGCTCTTCTCCTACCCTATCTATAAGCCCGACAGGAAGAATGGCACCCCATATCAGGCAAGTTTTCTGCCCTCATAAGGTGCCATCGATCCGTGCCCATCTCTCAGTCGTGAGTCAGCTCGCTGCCATCCATGGGGCAGTACTTCCAGCGGTCCTGCACGAATGTGCCACAGTCACCACATCGTGAGGAGGCCTTCTTAATCTCCCCACCGGCCAGCACCGTCTCGATGTCTCGAGCCATCATCCGAAGGCGCTTGTCCATCATGCCCTTGAGATTCAGAGCCTTCTCATCCAGGACCGTGAAGCTCTTCTTGTACCTCTTCTGCCCAGTCTTGGCCCCCCCTCTCACCCCAGCCGCCTTGCCCAGATCACCAGCAGCCTGCTGTGCGGCGTTCCGCGCACTCTCACCCCCGTCAGACTTCACAGCCTTAGTGAACATGTCCGCGTACTGCTCGAGGAAGGCCTTCGGCAGGAAGAACAGCACTTCCATCGTGATCTGAGACTCAGCCACCCCAGCAGCTGCCCTGATCTCAGCCAGCCGAGTTCTCACCTTGTCATCGAGTGCATCCACACCAGGATCAGCGAGGGGCCGTACCATCAGTTATCCCCCATGTTCTTCCGCGTGTTCAAGTACCGAACCGTGTCGTTGTCCATCGGCTGGTACTTGGTCTCGCCCGTGTTCATGTCCTGCACTATCACCCGGTGGTCCCCAGTCCCCCTCGGCTTCACCCAGAGCATCATGGCTCCCACACCTACGACCGCCATTATCAGCGACCACCCGGCCTCGAAGCCCAGCCCGTTGTGCAGGCCGACAGCCGCGCCGACTACCAGTACGATGAATGTCGTCATGCCCAGTACCCTATCAGCGCAGCCAGCCGGCAGCAAGCACCCCGTCAGCCTATCTTCTCCACCTCACCCATTCTCATTCCGGCTAAAGAGACCCCCTTTACCCTTCTGGGTGTGGACCCAGGCGACCATGTCGACGATCTCGGTATCAGCCATCTGATCCGAGAAGTGCCACTCGATCGACCTCAGCCCTTCCCGATCAACCACGAAGCCATCCTCCTTGTACTGCCTGAGCCCGATCATGACCCAGTCATGCGGCCAGCAGAGCCGTGCAGCCATGGTCTGTGACGTCGTTACTCCCTGGATCATTACCCAGATGATGGGCTGTTCTACCATCAGTTCTGACAGGTAGGTCAGGTTGTACTGCTGGTCAGTCGTGAGATCATTGTCTTCTCGCCAGTCCGGTGTTTCCATGTTCTCCTCCATCACTATCCCCCCAGCCCATCATATCACCGAGGGAGGTTCGATTTTGTTTTGTGCGGCCCGTCCCGCAGCGACTGCGGAGGGCGGGTTGACAGCAAGGCAAGGTCGCAAACCCCACCAAGGTCAGGGCTTGGCCCATCGTTTCTTCAGTTGCTTATGTCGCTCGTCGAGGGGTTGGTATTTACCCCCCCAGAAGTGCACATAGCCAGCTTCCACTGCCACCACAATCTTACGGTCCACCTGGGCCTTGGTAAGGTCCAGTCGATCCATCAGCTCATCCCGAGTGTCGAAACCCTTAACCACCGCCCATAGGATGGGGGAAAGCTGGTAGAGAGCCTTTGTTTCGGCTTTGAGTTCTCGGTTACGCTTGGCTTTGATGTTGTTCCAGGCGACTGGATGTATGCCTTGGGGTGGGAGTTTGGAATTAGCCATGGGGGTTAACTTCCGTAGTCAGTCAATTGGTCATTTCTCGAAGATTCATTATATCAGCGAAGCTGATTATGAACCGCACCTGTGCGCGTAGGGAAAGCCTTTGTTTGTCATCCACGTCGTGAAAATTAGTCATGACAAATTCGGTGAGCAAACTTAGTAGGTCTCGCCTGTATACGCGCATAAGGCAGGTCAGATCTTAAGCGACCACAGTCGGCCTTGCCTGGCAACCAGACCCTTTTCTTCCAATGCCCTGAGTGACTTATAGGTCGGGCTGTAGGTCTTGCCGGCGGCCTCGGCCAGATCCTTAACCAGCCAGCCTCCGCCCTGTGCCAGCACGTCTAGCAGTGGGTTGCCAGCGGATTCTCCCTTAGCCTGGCGGGGTACTCGGGGCTTACGGCCCGGTGTCGTTGGTGTGGAGGGTTCTTCCGCCTTCTGGGGTTCGAAGAAGGGGGTCCATCCCTTGTTGTCGAGGCCTCCGATCATGTAGACCTTCTCGGGGGCTGACTTGGACTCGAACTCGGCCCTGATGGTGCCGCGCTTCTTGGGATCGCGTGAGATGTAGAGGCTATCTTCGGCCCAGGCATGGTTGGCAGTACCACCCAGCATCTTCTGCCCGCCCCGTCGGTCGTCTCCGCCCTTGCCCATGTGGTGAACGAAGCGGAGGGCGGCACCATGCTTGCGCATGAGAACCTTCATCGGCTTGTAGATCATCGTGGTCATCTGCTGGCTCTTGTTCTCATCGACGTCGCCCGCCACATTCATAAGGGTGTCAATGATGATGAGCACGTAAGGGTCTTCAGCCTCGGCGGCCTCCGTTAGGGTCTCATCGAGCCATTCCTGCCAGTGACCCTCGGAGACTGTGAAACCCTCCATGCAGTAGATATCCACGTTCGGGTCGAACTCGTCGGGATTCCCCGGCTCCCAGTAGAGGCCGTCCTTCTCGAGCTTGAGTTTATCTACGGTCTTGCCGCGCCAGATCTTCCTACTGCGGCTCTTGACCGTAACCGGCGAGTCTTCCTCCTGGATGTACAGTACCCTGCCCGGCTTGATGACCCTGAAGTAGTCGAGGAACAGAGCCCCAGTGGCCACTGAGAGCGCCATGTCGAGGGCAACCCAGGACTTGAAGGACTTCGGTGCGCCGGCAATGAACCCAACGGAGCCCTCGGTGGCAATGCCCTCGATAAGCCAGGTGGGGGGCTGGACATCCTTGAGGAAGGCCGCCAATCGTTGGGGGCGAGGCTTGGGTGCCTGCTCTTCCTCGATGATCTCCGTGACTTCCGGATCGCGCTGATCGATGGCCTTCGTCGCCTCAGTGATCAGGCGCTTGATCTCATCGGCACGACCGTCGAACTTATTCCACACAGAGGCGCGAGCGATGGCCACGATCTCTTGTACGGTGCAGCCGGCATCGGCCAGGCATCTGATGAGATACCAGAGGTTCTCACTGCGGTCGCCACTGACTGACCGGGCATTCAGCAGATCCCGGGCGCGCTGGTTGAGCTTCAGCTTGATCCGAGCGATGACCTTGTGTCGGTCGATGGCATCGATCTCGGCTTCGAAGATATCCCCGAGCTTGTCCGCCGTAAGTGCTCCCTTTACCTCGGGGAGCTCTTTGAAGTCCTGCATCTCGTACATCGGGCCGCGGTCCCAGAGCAGCTTCCCGATGGGCGGTGTACCGTTCTTCCGCCGGTGTTCCGGCTTCCAGTTGGGCCAACCCGGGATACGCAGCAGCTGGGTGGTATCCCACCCCGACTTATCCGCGTCGAGGAAGTAGCTCAGTCGCTGGTTCTCATTGCCGGGCCAGCTTGCCCCCTGGAAATCGCCGAGCGCGGGGTTACCGATCCAGAGCCCCTGGTACCTGCCCGGCGATGATTCCCAGGCGATGGTGGGCCTGAACTCCTGGTTGCCTACCAGCCCCCGGGGGTCAGCTTCATCGAGGTCCGCCCATAGGGCATGCTCGTCCATGGCGAGTTCGGTCTTGCGGTCGGGGCCCTCGAACATGGAGGGGCACCAATACAGATCCTTGTCTGTGTGGGCCGCCATGTGAGCGAGTACTGCCTTGCGTTCTTCGGGCCACTTGAAGGCCTGATTCTCATGGAAGCCGGCTCGACGCAAGCCCGCAGCTTCCTGTTCTGCTCGGTCGATGTGTGGAAAGAACACATAGCCGTCTTGCTTACCCCATGCCCGGGAGATGATCCGAAGAGCTCGGGCTACGTCGACTGAGGGCTGGGGTGTCACTGAGTACCTTCTTCTCGCTCAACCGTGACAACTACATCACAGTGGCAGCCATCTTGATCGTAGTCGTTGATCTCGATGACCTTGTCGCCGGGCTTCAGTTGAGTGGGGTCTACCTGGATGATCAAAGCGTTCCGTCCTCGAACTTGGCGTACAGTCCCTCGGTGAGCTCTCGGATAGCCTGTACCTTGGGCTCCTTCGGGTCAGCTCGCCGGCGATCGCCCCGAGCCCCGAAGAACTTCGTCAGTAGGTAGTCCTTGATGTCTTGCCGAAGCTGGGTTTTACCCGCCTCCACCCCTTGCTTGTACACCCTGCCGCACATGGCATCCAGTTCATCCATGTCAGCTGGCATCTTCTGTGGCTGTTCGTAAGCCATGACTAAGCCTTCCGTCGTCAGTCATTTTTGTCAGCAAAATCACCCTATCGCGCGACCATAAAAAGGGGCAAACTTTGAGGGAGGTGATATTCTGGCATAGTACTACGTGCCCTTGACCAGCGATAGGCAGGTGCTATAGCATCATGATGCACCATTCACCATCGACCGAGGAGCCTGGGGCATTGATCACCCTCCCCGAGTTGCTTGAAGACCCCAAGTACCGGGACTTCTTCCGCTCAGTACCGAAGACGGTTCAGCTGCCTGGCAAGATGCCCTGGCGGCTTATCGTGCAGAGAGAGCAGGATGGGGCCTGGGCCAGGAAGGACTATGAGAAGTATGCCGATGCCTTCCGACGAATGGCAACAGAGCTCAAGGGTGGAAGGGTATATGACGGCACCATCCAGTCGCGCGGTATCGCCTTCGGCCCTCCCCAGCGCATTGTCAGGGTCACTAAGAACGGCCGCCCGGTTTACCATAAAGGTAAGAACGGAGCCATCGTCCTCGATGCGGAGGGCAAGCGCATCCAGCGTACTGCGATCGTCATCTGGAAGCCGAAGTTGGAGGCTACCGATGAGCCGCATACCTGGTGCACCTACTGCCGTCGACCCACGGTATTCCGTTGGTTCAACCGTCATCACTCCCTGCGGCGATCGGCTCTCGACGGCCTGGTCAATCCCGCCGACCGACGCTGCACCATCTGCGGTGCCCGTGAGGAGTTCATCAGAACTACTGTTGGCACGGCTCGCCCGCCAAAGTATGACCCCCTTGCCATTGCCGGCGGACGCCGCCGAGCTCGACGATAGGAGTCTCCATGGCCCTCCCGGTATCAACTCGGCAGCACGACTGGATCAAGTGGACATGCCGATCCGTATCGGTCATCGTGGATCCGGTGGACGGCATGCCGGTAGCGGTCGACGAGCCGGAGGGAGACATCGGAGAGCAGGTCGGCTGCAGCGTATGTGGTCAACCGCTTACCGTAACATCTGCGGTAGCTCCTTGCATCGAGCCCGAGGGCTAGCCTTGACACCGTAGCCGGGCCATGGCAAGATTGCCTTACCACTTCCACACCCAGCTGAAGGACTGACATGCCCGACTGGAAAGACCGAGTGCTCAAGGCCCTCTACGTATCCACTGACCACACCGGCGACTTCCAGTTGCTGGAGTTGCCTCTTCGGGAGCTCTGGGACCGAGCCAACATCCGGTACATGTGCCAGGTGAGAACTGAGGTGGCCCGAGCCAACGACTTCGTGATGGTGATCGACGACGACGGCTATGACCGCCAGCTCCCGTGGAATCCCCGAGCCCAGTACTTGTCCCAGTACCCGGCCGACCACGGCATCGTCGGCGGCGCCCTGTTCTTCTCAGAGGCCTGGGAAGGCGGGGGCATCGACCTGATCGATCTGACCCAGACCGCCCAGGACTGGCTCATGGCTGAGTCTCGCAAGCACTCCTACCTCGACTGGCGCATGACCAACAAGAACCTGTTCGCCCGACACGGCTACATCGTCGAGTAGTTCATCCATCCGAGGGGCCCTCACACCGGGGGCCTCTCGTCGTATCTGAGGAGTTACAGTGATCACCAAGTACCAGGCTGACTGGATCATCGCGGGTCTCTTCCTTCCGCCGGCGCTCATCATCGCGGCCCTGCTCTTCAGGGGTGAGGCACCCAGCCACCACTGCTATGTCGAGAGGCCCCCCAGCATGGGTGTGGAGGTCAGCCCTAGCCCTGGCTTGACGCCGCCCGCAAGTAGTATACACTGCACGGCACCTTGACGGAATGTTACTTTGCTGGGTTCCTTGACGGCCGTAGGCAAGGGCTATAGGGTAGGTATATCGCCACCACCCCCGCCGAGGAGGAACCCATGCTTGGTCCCATCTTTCAGTGCTGCGTCTGCCAGACCATCTTCCGACAGGTCGAGACAATCAAGGTGGGGGACAGACAGCTGAAGTTCTGTCCCCGAGATGACTGCAACTCGCCCGAGCTGGAGTTCGACCACGTGATGAGGGCTTCGATCTCGGGGATGTTCATGGCCATGATGGGTAACCTCTTCAACAGAGACGAGAGAGACGCCCTGAGAGGTATAACCGAAGTCCTGATGGAGCCCTTCAACCCCGTCTCACGAGATCTCTGAATCTTGCTCACTCTTGGCTCCCCGTCTCAGCTAGGGCGGGGGGTCTAGCCTTTTTACGAGAATGGGCATTTGACTTCCTTGCCGGCAAGGGCATAGCATTACTTATGCCCCGCGAGGGCAACACCACCTACTGACCGAGGAGGGTGACCATATGGCTGACCAGAAGACTTACGGTGCCAAACAGGTCGCGTCACGCATCGGAACCGATGCCAAGCAACTGAGAAAGTTCTTCCGAGACCCCAACTCGGGGTATGACGGGGTCGGCCAGGGGGGTCGATATGATTTCCCCGAGGAGGAGATCACCAAGATCAAAGCTGCGTTCGACGCCTGGAGCTCAACCAAAACCACTCGGAATCGCTCGCCTCAGAGTAAGCCGGCCACACCCTCGATCCCCGGCCAGCGCACGGCGAGTCCCACACCCCGACGGCAGCGAGTCGACCCGAAGCTGGGCCTCCACGGCAATGGGTTGGACGACGACGACTTCCGAACACGCATGCTGGGTATAGGAGAACGGGCTCGACGCCACGGCCTGGTCGCCGGCAAGAACGGCAAGCTGATCCCGAAGCCCCGCGAGGAGGAAGCCGCCAAGTCTCACCCCTACCCGCCCAAGGAGTCCATCCCCGGCCTGATGGAGGCTCTCGATGACGTCCAGGATCTTGACGATGAGGTCGATGGCTCTCCAAATGGCGAGCTACAGCCGCTCGTTGACTACCTCGAAAGGAGCCTGGACGATGGACCTGACGAACCCCTCGACGAGTTCGACATTGAAGACCTCTAGGCGAGTCACCCTCTTCGGCCGCCCCTACCTCTGGATCTACAACGATGAGGGTCGACTGGCCCTGATCCCCGACTTCGCCGAGCAACAGTTCGAGGTCTACCGGCAACTGCTTCGGGAGAGCGGCCTTCGACGGCAACTGCCCCCGGGTGACTATACCCTCACCAGACACACCCACGGTAGTTAACCGAGGCGGCCCTCCGGGGCCGCTCTTGGTGTGCCTTGACGACATCGTCACCTGTTGGTATCGTGATGCCATCAGCTACCCCCTCTCTGACCGAGGAGCTTAGTATGGCCGAGAATTCCCTCGAGAAGATCGACCCCTACTTCCACGAACCCCGTAAGTACCTCTCGCCGGTGACCCATCGAGGTCGCGAGATCATCGGTTACTTCGGGTCCTGCAAAGAGCCGGGCTGCGGTTACTCCAGCGGCTGGACCACCGACCTGGCCCGTACTCTGGGCTTCTGGACCCACCGGGCCGACAAGATCAAGACCTGGCGACTCGAGAAGCTCACAGAGGAACTCGATGACTCCGCGATGATCGTGGTTGCCATGGAGAACATCACCGACAAGCACTCCCACACCTACGAGGGCTGGTCCGCCATGGTCGACGTGATCATCAGACGTCGGCTGGGCCTCGCCGGCGAGGGGGCCGTGAACCAGATCCGAGAGACCGAGCTCAAGGTTTACTACGACATCGGCAGAACTGCTGGGCAGGTTGCGGCGAGGGCCATAAGACTCGCATACGACGTCAGCTAGACTAACCGGGTCGGCCCTAGGGTCGGCCTTGGTTTGTGTTTGGGCTAGCCATCGCGCATCGCGCCTGATCAATCATGCGCAAGGGCCAATTGGAGAAGCTCACGGAATGTCCTCGATAATTGGGCTAGCTAGCAGGCATGATTGGGCGAGCATCAATTGCCAATCGCTTAGGGACTATCCCCAGCCCTTGCCCCCAGCTCGCGATGAGCGGATAAACACTTGTGGTTGCTGTGACAAGTAACGCGGCCTTGACGGGGAATTTGCGGAGATGCGATGATTGGGCATGCCCCAACCGGGGGGCCGACGATTGGAGATACCATGGCTGAGCTGAGGATTCTTGACGACAAGGAGATGGATGCCCTGGCTGCCCACTTCCAGGGGGGCAACCCGGTAGAACTGCCCGAGGGTGCGGATGTCGACGACACCCTGACCCGCCTCCGTACCCGGACCTGGGCCAACCTCGAGAACGTCCACGTCGCTGAGGAGACCGAGGGCGATGGCATCATCCTGATGGCCTGACCATCAACCCGGGCCCCCGAGAGGGGGTCTCGGGGTGTGTGGCCTTGACTTCCGTACTTATGCCATGGCATAATGGGGGCATGACCACGAAGCCGAAGTTCCCCCGACCGCAGGGCCTCGACTGGGATGAACTCAGCGATGCTCGATGGGACCTCATGGATAACGGCACCTGCACCCTGCCTCCCACACATGACCCTGATAAGTGGATCTACTGGCTCAAGCGCCATGAGGGGTTCGCCGAAGTGGGGGTCAAGGAGCACACGGCTGCGGCTCTGATCCTCGAGGGTTTCTGACACCACCGAGCCCGACCTCAGATCTCGCCTGGGGCCGGGCTCAGTCATGTGTGGGAACTACTCGCCCTTGCAGTGACCCTGTTGCCGCGTCACCGTGATCTCGGCATGCACCTGGTCGCCCGCGGGCCCCTCGAACTTGCCCGTCACGAATGGCGGCTCCAGGTCATCGATCGAGATGGGCGGTTGATCCTGCTCGGCACCGTAGGCAGCTCCGGGGGTGGGCTCACCGGGTGCCGGGGCGCACTGATTGGCGTCAGATACCCACTGCCAGTCGTCAGCCAGCAGGTCGGTCTGAGAAGCCACCCAGGGTACGAACTCGGCATCGGCGGTGTACATCATGATGTACGGGCGGAACTTGCACACCGTGCCCTCGGGAATCTCCGTGGCCTCGGCTGTGTTCCGATTGATGGGGATACCATCGGGGTAGCCCTTCTGCAGTACGAGCCACATCCCCTTCCCATTCCATCCAGCCCGGGCGACCTTGGAACCACCCTTGAGTCGGTTCAAAGCCTTACCGAAATCCATGATCTCTCCTATGCTTGGGGATTGTCCTTGATGGGGCGTGGCTTGATGGCGAGGCGTCGCTCGCGCTCTGAGATGGCTGGGTCGGGCGGTGAGACCTGGGTGATGCGGGTGGCGGTGCGCATATCATCGACGATGCTCAGCGCTTCCTGCACTCCGCAGACTACTTCCACCCGTGCCCCCGATTGGCGCATCAGCCCATGCACATGCCGCTGAATGGCGCTGGTGTTCTTCCGCTTCTCGGGAGTCTTGGTCTCCAGCGCCAAGAATTGACCGTCCACACAGGCCATGATGTCAGGCAGTCCAGCCATCATGGTGGGCCCGCCGTGGATCTTGAAGCAGAATACCCCCTCGAGTCGGAGGGCGGTCATGATGCTTCCAGAGATCCTGGATTCTCCCTGAGTGGTCACCCTAGTTCACCTGCCCCCGACGCCAGACGCTCTTGCCGATGTAGGTGTTGTCGCCCTGAGCTCGGCTGGTGGTCCACTGCTTTCGCGGATGCTCGGACTTGGGTGCGAGGCAATGCCGGCAAAGCCAGAACCGGCGGCCATTCCTCACCCAGCCATGGGGAGCTGCTCGGTTACTCACTTACCCACCTTCCATACCATGTAGCCCAGCCCTATGGCTGCCAGGATCAGGAACCAATTGATCCCATTACTGGAGTTCTTGCTGTTACCCACGTGTTCCTCACTACGACGATGGACAGTCCGGCCTCACCCAACTTTGACCGAGGAGGGTGGAACTTAAGAGGCCGGACTGCCCAAACTTGTGGCGACTGTGGCCCCGCTCCGGGATCTCGGGTCGCCTCGGCGGGGCATCAGTCGTACTAGACCATCTTCTCATCTCGGCAATGAGATGTCAAGGTCAGGGGGAAGAGGGGAGATGACCGGTTAAGCTGATTGCTCAGCCGTCCAGGTCAGATCTCATCGAGGTCGAGCGCTTCGAGGTCGTCCTCGTCCACGTCCTCGACTGCCGGACGGGCAGCCACCTTCTTGCGGGCGACGGCGGGAGAGGCCTTCCGCTGAGCCGGGATCGAGGCCTTGGCCGGGGCCTTGCGCCTCACCGGGGCAGGCTCCTCTTCTTCCTCGTCCTCCTCCTCGGCTTCCTCCTCCTCGTCCTCCTCTTCCTCCGGCTCGGGCTCCGGGGCGGGACGGGCCTTCCGGCGAACGGGCGCCGGCTCCTCCTCAGCCTCGTCTTCGTCCTCGGCCTCTTCGTCGTCGAGCTCGTCCTCCGGGTCCTCGCCCTCGGTCAGGTCGCTGGCGGGGAAGAACTGGGCGATGTTGGACTGCATCTTGCCGTCGTACTCGTCGTCCTCGAGCGTCAGCCCGACCAGCTTGCCGACGACTCGGTTCGGGTCGAGCTTGACCTTGCGCTTGGGGATGCTGATGCCGGCGGCCAGGAAGAGGTTGCGGACCTTCCAGAGCTGGTTCGCCTGCAGCTTGCAGTAGTACGGGAACTTGCGGTCGGTGTACTTCTCGACCAGCTCGATGGTGTAGAGCCACTGGGGCTCCTTGGTCTCCTTCGTCGGCGAGTCCTCGCACTTGGTGACCTTCGCCAGGTAGTCGCCCATGGGGACCCGCTTCTTGTTGAAGCTGGCTCCACCATCCTTGACATCGGTGAAGTCGAGGGCCTTGGCAGTCGCCGCAGACCTGGTAACAGCAGCCATTCGTGGTACCTTCCTCGGTCAGCCCCAGTAAGGGGCATATGGGTGAATGCTATCGGCTGATCGTGTGGAGATCAACCTGACGTAGCAGTGCTCATTCTTAGCTGGCGGCCTTGGCGATCCGCCGAACCGGGGCCTTGCCGGTGTCCATCAGAGCCACCAGCTTGGGGATGCTGGGCATCTTGATCATGTCGGGCAGGGTGTAGTCAGATCGGTAGCCGGTGTCGTACTTCAGCGACTCTCCGATCCACAGCCTACGCTGGGCGATCTTCAGTTCGGGGTTCTTGGGGCTGTCGATCTTGGCGACGTAGAGTCGCCCGATCACATCGACCAAGGAGTTGACGTAGCTTCGAACCCCCTTGGGCAGGTCGGGGATGTACTCCATGGTCTCACCCTCGATGTCTTCGTCCTCTTCGGAGTCGGCCGCCTCGTTGGCCCGTTCCTGAGAGGTGAAGATGACGCCGTAAGGGAGGTTATGGAAGTTGGTCAGCATGGTCTTCATGACCTCGCCGGCCTTCCCATAGTCCCGTTGCTGTACCTGACCTGGGATGCGATCGATGGATCGCTCCTCCTGCAGCCGCATGGTGTACTTCAGTGACATCTGGGAGAACTTGGTCAGGCCGTCGACCCCGATCCACTTGTAAGGGTGGTCGCCACTTCGGATGTAGTTCCAGGCCTCGTCGAGGTCCTCCCACTTCTCGATGTGCCAGACGTGGGGGTTCTTGGTCTTCATGGCGTCGGTGCCATGCTCCGGGTCCAGGATCAGCGTCTGTTCCACACCTGCCGACGTGCTGAAGGTGGTCTTGCCCTTCTTCTGTCGGGAGTAGATGTGAAGCTTCGGCAGCCGATGGATCTCCGCCGGCCGCTGGATTCGTCGCTTGGCGATCGCGGCATAGTCTTTCTCTGCCATGTTTCCTCAGTGTTCGCAGGCGGAATGGTCATGGGAATTGCAGCCCCGTATTCTACAGGGCGGTGAGTGGTCCTTGGGCTCATCAGAGGCGTCGTCCTCGCAGGAGGGGCAGAGTATCATTCTGCACCACCCCTGAGCTCGCCGGCGCGGTCCTGGTAGTAGTCCTGCGGGTCGCCGACCTTGAAGCTGCTACGAAGGATGGGTGTGGGATTGCCGCCCATGAGTTCTACCGTGCAGAGGTCTTGGTAGCCGCAGAATCGCCGGCACTTGTGAGAGTCCACGTTGCGCTCGACGATGTCACGGTTGTCGAACGGGTAGGCGGCCATCCGCTTGGCGGTGTGGTAAGCCTCCATGGCCACTCGCTTCAGCATCGCGTCGTCCTTTTCCAGGAGATCGCGACGGAAGAATGGGGAGAGCTGAGGTTCGCCGGGTACGTATCGGTACCCCTTCAGTCGATTGGCGAGTTCTACGTCAGCTCGTGTGATGCGGTAGCCTCGGTCCCTCTTCAGCTGCTGGATGGCCTTGGTGTAGGTGAGGTAGTCGGTCTCACCGAGTCGCTTCGACAGCCGAGAGCCGTCCTTCAGCAGAGTAGGTACCGAGGGGGCCTTGGTCTTGAGGTAGTTCCAGATGAACCCCTCGACCGGGATCTTCATGCGACGTGCCGCCCACAAGTACAGGGCAGACTGAGCGTCGAGCAGTCGGAAGCCGTGGTCAGGCAGTTGACCGTGAGTCTTGTGGTCGACGATCCAGAGGCCGAAGGCGTTCTCGATGAGAGCATCCACCTTGCCTCGGTAGAGCGTGCCATCGGGGAACTCAGCTTCGACCGTGAACTCGGTCTCCAGCACCTTCCAGGGATCCTCCCGGTAGTGCCAGATGTAAGACTCCATGAGAGCCAGGCACTCGGTCGGCAGATCGCCGTAGAGGTCCTTCTCCTCATCGAAGAGCTCGTTGTACTTGGCACTCAGGGCCCGGTGCATCTTGCGCCAGTCTCGACCAGCGTGGTGCTCCTCGAGCAAGTGGTGCATCCAGGTACCCCGGCGAAGGGGCTTGGAGAGCAGGCGAGGCTTCAGCCTCTCCACCTGCTTGTACAGAGTCTGTCGGGGACACCCCCGAAATGCCTTGATCATCGAGTGAGTGACAACCTCTTTGCCAACACTCGGGTCGAAATAAAGCCCCGGCATTCGTTCTCCTCGGTCAATTTGGTAAGTTCACCCTAATACGCCGAGAAGGGCCGGGTCAACCTTACGCGGAATGCTTCATTCCTTGCAGTTCTGTGCGCTGGTCTTGAGACGTCAGATGTACATGGTGACAGAACTTGCAGGTATAGTACCGAGACTCATCATGGATGGTACGCCGAGCCCGTAGTTGAATCGCCTCCAGGGCCAGGGCCGCAGCAATGTTGTCCCGAAACATGCGCTTGCCAGTAGTACGACATACTGAATGGGTGTGGGAACGGTTCTTAGGCATGGGGCACCTCCTTTCCAAGAATTTTACCATATTCCCACACCTTGAGCAATCAGGCCGCGGTGAGCTGATATGCAGGATGGTTCTTTTCCATCCAGTCGCGCAGTCGGTCTTCCTCGAAAATCAGAGAACCGTCTTCGACTTCCTTGGAGTCACCCCAGTGCCTGCCCACCTTGAGGTCGGCGATGATCGGGATGTCGAGTACTGTACCGAACTTCCTGCGTAGCGGCTCAGGATCCTCCATCGTATTCTTGATGATGGGCAGAGCTCGGGCAAGCTGGTCATCCCTGATCTCGAAGTTGATGGCGTCATGGACCAGGCCCAGGCAGTTAGCGACAATGCCCTGCCGGCGGAACTCGGCATTGATCAGAGTCATCGACAACAAGGCCATATCAGAGGCGAAGCCCTGCACAGGCGAGTTGATTGCCTGCCTCTCTGCTTCAGCCTGGACCCCCTTCTCAGGCGAGTAGATGTCAGGCAGGTGGCGTACCCGCCCCAGGGGGCTCTGCACCCTCCCATGGCTCCGTACGAGCCTGCGCTGCCGCTCATGCCACTTCACAAGATCTGGGAAGAGATCGAAGTAAGCCCGTCGGTAGCCCTGGGCCTCCGCCTCGGTGAAGGTTGCGCCGTAGTTGTTGAACGCAGTCTCGATGAACTTCCGCCACCCCATGCCATACAGGAATCCGAAGTTGACCGGCTTACCGACCTTCTTGCGAATCTCCTTGGTCACCGCCGACTTGGGCAGCCCAGTTACCGCCATGGCGGTAGTCATATGGATGTCGGCACCCTCGATGTAGAGCTGCTTCATGTGCTTCTCGTTGGCGATGAACGAGGCAATCCTCAGCTCGATCTGGGAGTAGTCGGCCTCGACAAAAGACCACCCTGGCATCGCTCCGAACATGCCTCGGATGAGAGCATCACGAGGGACCTGCTGTAGGTTGACCCCCCGAAGATCTGTGCGCCCCCCAACCTTCTCAGCATCTGCTTTGCCCGAGCTAAGTCTTCCGGTGACGGTACCGGCCAGTTTGAAGGTAGTATGGATACGGTGATTCTCATCGTACATCACCTCGTAGGCATTGAAGAAGGAACTGAGGTTCTTCTGCCACCCGACTCGGTCGAGCATGAGCTGGATAGCCGGGTGGCCCGTGCTCTCCTTAAGGTGGAGTAGTACCGACTCGGCCATACTCGGATCGCCGGGTGAACCGTCTGGCTTTTCCTTACCCCGCTCGAGAACTGGCAACCCCAGGTGCTTGAACAAGAACCACCGGGCGAAGTGGCTGGCGTTGTAGTTAATGTCCAGCTTCTTGCGACCCTTGGAATCCATGGGCCATTCATCAGATTCCATGTCGGGCAGGTAGTTGTTCAGCCCCGCCTCGATCTCGGCAAGCTTGGCCTCGGCGATGGGCTTTCGTTCCTTCAGCCGCTGTATATCCAGCCAGATGCCTCGTCGCTCGATGTATACCAGCTCGCGGGCAGCGGGCATCATCAGCTTGACGAAGATCCTCATCAGCCGAGGTTGATCTGCCAGCTCCTTCTTGAGCTGCTTGTAGACATGGTACATGTAGTAGGTATCGAGGAAGTTGTATTCCAGTACCTCGTTGAGCGGCTCAGCTAGCAGGTTCTTGGTGTCCCTACCCCAGGGTGCTACACCGAGACGGACCATGGCATTGGGCTTCAGACCCTTGGCGATGTTCTCGTTCAGCAGGTGGATGGCCAGCATGGTGTCGAAGCTAAGCTTGATGTCCACACCATGATGCAGCAGCCAACGACAGTCGAACTTGCCGTTCTGGGCGATGGTCTTGGGGATCGATTCCAAAGCTCCCTTGAGGAACTTCAGCACCGACTTCCAAGTGGTCTGCCAGGGCGATTCCGGGTGATACAGCGGCAGAGCGAAGCCGAAGAGCTTCTCCGACTCCTTGCCCGTCTGCTCGTTGGTGACCGTGGCGATGCATGTGCCGGCGAGCGAGATGATCTTGGCGCCCGGGTCGAATTCACCCAGAGGATTAACCGTAGTCTCGATGTCGAAGTTGATGGTGTGGCTCATGTACAGAATCTTCTGCAGAGCCTTCAGCTTCTTCTTGGTGTCGATGACCGCGAACTCGGGCACCTTGATGCCGCTGGCTCGACCAAGGTAGTTATTGGCGAAGAGCCGTACATCGGCCATATAGCCGGGCAGCTGGCCCGGGTTACGCTGGACCGCCGCCGGAGAGACGGTGGGAATCACGGTGTGAGTGCCCTTATCAACGGGCTTGCCTCGATACTTGGTGATGCCAGAGTGGCCGGTGGAAGCGAGGAGCCCCTCATTACCCAGGGCCAAGATGTGGGTCGGCTTGACCTCAGCGATCTCAGCATCCAGGTATTGCCGGCAAGCCTTCACATCGGCATTGCTGGCATTGTCCTCGAAGTTACGGCATTTCAGCGCCTGGGTGTAGTACACCCGATTGGGGTCGAGGCCTACCTCCTCTAGCTGAGACTCCAGCAGCTGTTGGTACCGATCGGAGTTGGGCATCTTGCCGATGACCATGATTTCCGCATCACGCGGGCCGAAGCCCATGGTGCAGACCTCGTCGGCATTCCGATGGAGCTTACAGTCGGTGCAGCCACGGTTGGGCTTAAGGGGATCACTCATGGCCGTACCTTATCACCTCCAGGCCAGCCTGCCCTAGGCGCAGGAAGCCTTCCATGTCTCGGTGCTCCGCGAGCCATACCACGCGCTTGATGCCGGCATTGATGATCATTCCAGCGCAGTTCATGCACGGCACCCTGGTGGTGTGGACTTCGGCGCGATCGATTCCCACACCATACTTAGCTGCGAAGATGATGGCGTTTGCCTCGGCATGTACCACGTTTCGACAGGGCCCAGCGGGACAGTCCAAGCTATGGAGATCATCTCCAAACTGGAAGCCGCAGTTGCACCGGTGATCGCAGTGGTCGGTACCAGAGGGGGCCCCATTGTACCCGGTGGATAGCACCCGACCATCCCTCGAGATTACTACCCCGACCTGCGCTCGGCTACAGGTGCTGCGCTGTTCCCAGATCTTGGCCGAGGTCATCAACACGTCATCTCGACTGGGCCTCATGACAGAGCCTCCACGATTCGTCGGTACCTTTCTCGGTCGGCCTCGTTGCCGAGGTAGGTCACCATGGCTCGATCACCCTCGAAGATGTGGAAAGACCCGATGTGCATGGTGAGCTCGCCGAGGGCGAAATCTCCCAAGACCTCGTCCCTCATCCACTGAGCCAGCCTGACGGCCATGTAGACATCATCCCGCCAGTGGCGCATGAAGTCGCAGGACCGCATGTGGTAGGTGACGTGGAGCTTGTTCTGGCGAACCATGAAGTGATACCCCAGTGTACAGGGCACCCTCTCATTCTCCGGCGCTCCAGTGTCCTCTGGGAACCATATCGGCAGGTAAGCCTGGCGGGTGTAGGGGTTGTGGTTCAGGCGAGCAACCACGTCGTTGAGGTCGCCATACCGGAATCGGATACCCACCAGACCATAGCCCTCTGGGGAATCGTCACCGATCTCCTCCCACTCATACCCGGCATACTTAGGCCAGAACCTCTCGGGGTAGGTGTGGGAGAACTTCCCACCCTTCATGTGTTCTTTGTGACCCTGCTGGGCAAAGGGCCACCATGCCTGAGAAGGCGGGGGGTTATGGGGTATCCCGCTGACTCGCTCGAGGAAGTGATCCTCAGCCCAGGGCAGGTTGGGCGAGTATTCGCTTTGCGCCCCATCGATCGTGTCGGCCATCCCGATCACCAGTGAGGCTTCCCTGAGCTCCCAAGTGACCTTTGCGCGATCGCCCCGCACATCGAGTGACTGCCATTGCCCAACGTCAACGGGCTCGGCCACTGCATCAAAGTCCTTCAGCAGTGACCGAACCACGTTGTCGAAGGGTCCCGTGTAGACCCTCACGTAGTTACTTCTCCCTTACTACTTCCATCTGTACCGTGACCGTGCCGTCGGCGATGGCCGACTCCATGATCTCGAGGGGGCCGTCGTCTCGCCGGTCGATCTCGAGCATCTGTTCCGGAGTGCTGCCGGGCGGATAGCTCATGGCGTTGGGGGTGTACTCGTGGTACACCGTGATGCGGATCCGGGGTCGCTGTACCACCTTGGAGCCCTCGAGCTGCCTCTTGCGTTCTGCCGCGGCATCGGCGAGGGTGTCGAACGGGCCGTAGAAGTAGAGCTCGCGGAAGAAGTCATCCTCGCTGGCAGCTCCGCCGACCCAGTCAGTGACCGAGTCCAGGTCGAGTACCGAGAAGAGGATGTACTTCTTGCCATCCCTCATGTCCCAGGACTCGGGGCGAGCCACCACGTTGATGTTTTCCCGGGACAGGTAAAGCTTACCCAGGCGAGTGTCAGACCTCATCCGATTTCCTCCGGGCTGAAGTAGAGTACGTTGCAGAGCGGTACCACCACCCTACCAAGACCCTTACCGATGATCAAGGTCCCCATGCCGGCATCGATTCGCCAGCTCTCGCCGTCGGGTACCGGATGGTAGGTCTGGGCCTCGTTGTTGTGGGTCACGTGGATCTGGGTTCGCCGGGGTCGGCCCAGGTTCAAGATGTTCCTCGGATGCCCCCTCTGGGCTTCGGCGAATGCCTGCTTGGTCCGAGTAGCTTCTTGGTTCATCTTGGCCTGGAACTCGGCTTGAGCGGCATCGATGGCGGCTTTCTGGCCGGGCCGGCAAACCTCGCAGACCACGGCCTCGTCACTACCGCAGTTGGGGCAGGCCTTGCAGAACTTGTCCCGCTCCAGCAGGCCTTCCTCGTGAATTCCACACCCTACTCGAGTGCAGATCGGGTGGAAGGCCTGGAAGTCATGCTCTCGGAGACCGGGGCACCAGAAGGTATCACCCAGCCCATCATGTTGGGGGTCATCCTCGGTCCAGGTATGCCTCAGGTGGATATGATCCCTGAAGCACTGCTTAGGCTCAGTCCTCGTCTTCATCATCGTCCTCGTCCTGGCCGGGTACGTAGTCTCCGCCGTAGCGCTTCCCGAACGGCATCTTGATGGCCGAGAAGTCGCAGGAGGAGATCTGTACCGACGGCAATGGGTTGTAGGCCTTGAAGAATTCCTTTTGCTGGCCCACCTTATCACCGACCTTGTACAGAGACCAACCCTCGAAGCTCTGTGCTTTCTCGTAGCCCAGGACCTCGGTGTGCCACCGCCGGCGGATGCGTCGGAAGGTGTTGTAGGTCATGTCCCCATAGGTGTCGCCTCGGGCATCCTCCTTGCGAACCTTGAGCAGCCAGGCCCGGGTCATTCGCATGGCCGGAGACTCGGTCAGCGCGACCTTGTCGGTCTCATCGAGCTTGGACATCGGCGTGGTGAGGATTCGCCGGAAGCCATTCCGCCTGGCCGGATCGGGGTTGCAGAGCATCCAGGCCATGCTCTTGAAGTTGTGCCACTGGATAGCCTCGTTGTACCAGAGGAAGGAGATGTCCTCGACCTTTATCCCCAGCTCATGGGCCAAGTACTTGGCGGCCATCCAAGCCACCGAGAGGTCCAGGGCGCCGATGTAGCCGAGGTAGGAGGTTCGGGAGTGCAGGGTGATCTGCGGCTTGGGCTTGGCCTTGTAGCTGAGCGTCAGCATACAAGAGCCCCACCGTCGGGTCTCCTTGTTGGTGTGGCCGGTCGCAGCACCTCCTCGCGGCTTCACGATCTTCGTGCGCATGACCGCGATGCCGCGACCCTTGGTCCCGATCTTGGAAGTGCACTGGTCGAGCCAGGCAGTCAGCTCATCGGGGTCGAGGTACTGCCGCACCATCATCGTCCACCGCGACTTGGTGAGCCACAGGCCCTTGAGGTCGAACTCCCAGTCCATCGAGTCGGCGTAGCCCATGACGTTGTGGATCTGGACATCGACGTTGGAGATCACGTCCAGATCATCCGCCGGCCCCAGCAATGCCGCGATCATGGACTCGTGGAGCTCGGTCATCGTGGCTGTGTGGAAACTCTTCATCATGCTCCCTCTATGGCGATACCAACCGCCACGATCATCCAGATGCATAGCAAAAGCAGGAAGACCGGCAGTAGCACCATGGTGGTGGTTTTAGCCGCTTCTCTGATCGCCCTGCGTCGTCGGTTCTGTTGTGCCAGGTCTTTCATTACCAGACCTTCGTCAGGATGCGGATTGCGCCGACCAAAAAGGTGGTTCCCACACCCAGCCATACGATAGCGCCGGCCATGAGAACCACCTCCTTGACGTCGGCGATAAGCTCTCGGACTCGGTGCTTCCCCTTCACCGGGCGACTCATTTCCATGGTCGGAGCTTCGCCGAACATTATGGGGTTGTTACCTCTGTTCTAGTAGGTGCCGGCGAGCCGGTCGTTGTTCTTCATGTGCATCCGGAAGTAAGCCCGGTGCAGGGTCTCGGCGTCGATGCCGGCGGTGATGCAGAACTCGACGAAGAAGTGGAAGGCGTCGCCGATCTCGTTCACGAAGGCCTCGATGTCCGTCGGCGCCTCCGTCTTCTTCCAGGGCTTGTTCTTCAGCTCCTGCATGGCCTCGGCCATTTCCCGCATGAGGAAGCCGAACAGCTCATGCAGCCGAGCCTGGACCTGCCGGTCGTCCAGCTGGCCCTCGTCGTCGACGTAGACCACCGGGGAGCCATTGGCCTTCTCGAGGGCGTGGTACTTGGCCATGAGGTGTCGCTGGCCCTCGAAGATCATCTCGAGGTAGTTCACCGCCGGCAGGGGAGCATCACCCACGGTACCGGCGCGCTGTACTGCGCGGTCCTCGGTCGACTGCCTCGGAATCAGACTGCCGAGGGAAACGGGGACTTCCTGCTGCGACATGAGAGAGCCTTTCCTGGAGCTGACGAGCCACCCAGCCGACGAGGTCGTCATACCGAGTGGTCTTGTAGTTGTAGATGCGGGCGATTCCGCCCCTGGTGCAGTCGAGAGCTGCTCGGCTTACATAGCCAGCGTAGATCTGCTCGATCACTGGCAGGATGATCTCGTTGTCCGTACTCTCATCAGAGACGTTAGCCAGGACAACATGAGGTGCCGGGAGGCAGTAGATGATGATGGGGCGGAGCCCGTATAGCAGGGCGGTCATCTCGTACATCCAGCCGAAGTCACAGTACTCAGGCTGGGGAGTTCGAGTCATGGCCGGGGCGTAGATGGGCTCGGAGATCAACCGGTGTCGGTCGAAAATCATCTCCTGGAAGCCCTTGCCGAGATTGTCCTCGGTCCAAGACTTGAGTGCCACCAGGGGCTGAGTGTTCGAGCCGACCACCTTCGGCGCCACTGGGATTCTCAAGTCGTGAGAGAGCTTGTGAACCAGGGTAGATTTTCCACCTCCATCGGGACCTTCGATAATCAACAAGGGGGTATCTCCTCGGTCGGGGGTGAGATTAGTTAAATGCTATACCTCTGTGCGCAATTGCGCAAGCGCCGGGTCAAACTTCATTCTCGCAATAGGCGTTCCGGCGAAGCCATAATTGCCTTGGCCACGTCCCCATCTTCCTGTAGCGTCTCATACAGAAGCTCATCGACGGTGTCGACCGCCAGGAGATACATGAAGATAGTACTACGGTCAGACAGGGCGATCCGGTCCTCGAACTGTGTATAGTCCACGTAGCTCGGCGTCAGCGAGAACCAGATGCAGATCGAGGCAGTTGACAAGTCAATACCCAGTGATGCTGCCTGGGGCTGAGCGACGAAGCAGGCCGGCCCGGGGTGATTACGGAAAGCTAGGATGTCAGCATCGCGTTGCCGGCGGGGCACCCCGCCCCTCAATACGAAGACATCTACCTTGAGCTTCCTGCACATCTCCGCGATAGCCGTGATATCACCCACGAAGTGAGCCCCGACCACCACCTTCTCATCAGCCTCGAAGAGGTCTGACAGCAGATCCTCCATGACTCCCAGTTTTTCCTGCCCCACACGAAGGAGGCGGCCCTCGGGGTAAGCCTCGGAGGGTTCGGTCTTGGCGATGCCGGAGGTGATCTGGCGAAGCCGTAGTCCCTGCACCAGCTTGATGGAAGCCACGGTAACTTCGCCGGAGTAGATCCGAGCAACCATGTCTTCGGCCATCTGGTCGTAGTAAGGGGCAGACTCATACAGAGTCACTGGGATGATCTGCTCTCGCCGAGGAGGCAGGTCGAAGCATTCCTCCCGGCTGATAGCGAAGGCATCATCGTGGATCTGGTCGTGAAGGTCATCCTCGTTCTGGTTCCTGACCCACTGAGACCAGCCCTCGCGCTGCCTCCATACCCCGTACTTCGACTTGAAGTCTCCAAAGGTCATAGGGAAGCGATCGGGATAAAGGAACTTCCACTGCGACCAGATATCGAAGATTCGCTTCTTCTTCGTTACGACAGTTCCCGTCATCACGACCCGGAAGCTCGCAATCTTGCCCAACTTGTGCAGCATGCGAGACTTTACTGCAGTCGGTGACTTGATACGGTGGCTCTCATCCAGGGCGATCAGCTCGGGCTGCCACCTGGTCAAGGCCTTGGCGATGTCGTATTTACCCCCGCGCCGGCGAGACCTGAGCTTGTTGCCATAGGCATCCTGCTTGATCACCGCCCCCGGTGTGGAGAGCGCATCGTAATTCAGGATGACCCAGTCGATGACGTCCTTTCCATAGTTGGGCAGGGCTACTCCCTGCTTGCGAGCATCCCGATCCCATACAGTGATCCGGGAAGGGAAGGGGCAATGGGTGGCAATCTCAGTCTCCCACACCCCGATCACCGAGAGGGGGCAGAAGATCAGGACTCGGTTCACCTGACCCTTGAGGTGAAGACACGACGCATAATCGATCAGTGTCTTAGTCTTACCGGTTCGAGGAGCCATCAGAAGCGCCCCGCCGAACCCCGTTGAGAGGAGTTTCTTGACCGCGGCAACCTGGTGTCGATACGGTCGAGTCTTCCATTTGTACTTGGTTGCCACTTATTCCCCTTTAGAACGGAGCCTTCTTAGAGTACCTGACTCGAGAAGCTACTGCCAGCGGTGCTCCCCGCATGGCTGCGATTAGATACTGCCTCTCAGCACCCCGAGCCTTGCCCATCTTTTCCATGGTGATCCCACGAGCCGCAAGGTACTTCCGGTTCTTCTGAGCCTCCACACAGGCCTTGCAGAGCTCGGTACCCTCAGGCAACTTGCTCAGGAACTTGACCTGGAACTTCTTGGACGGTCTGCTGCACATCCACTGAATGTTGTATTCCGGTGGGGCAGTTTCGAAGAGCTTGACATGGCTCAACTCAGAGTCCAGCAGATGAGGCCGAAAAGCCGTGGAACTACCGCTCATGCCAAAGGGCACCGTGAAGTTAACTCTCATCATCCGGTACCGACCCCCGAATGTACTCTGTACCATCATGCCTCCTCAGTCAAGCTGACCCTATCACCTCCCACACCAACGATCAATGCTCCGCTGGTATGGGAGAGAATAAGGTCAGCTGGGCGAGTTCTCCGCCTTGGTTCGCTTCATCTCGAAGACGCTTACCGAGGCGAGTACCTCGATGTAGTCATCGTCTTCTCGGTATCGCCGCTCGGCGGGCTTGATGAGGTTGACCAGGTCATGGGTTCCGAACCGAGCGCGTCGGCACACCTTGTGCACCCACCACCCCAGCTTGGAGCCCCGAACCACCTCGCCCTTGTGGTAGCCCTCGGGTCGCGGGCAGGGGCACCAGGTGGTCGGTACGGCGAACATCCCCGCCACCCTCATACCCTTGCCGGCCTCGGTGGCAGCATCGATCTGCGCGCGCATACGGTTTGCTGCCTCGTTGTCATCGAGCTCCACTACCAGATACCTGGCCATTACTCAGTCCTTCCAGCGTAGATTGCATCCTGGATGATATCTTTTGGAGTCTGATCCAGCTGCCGATGCATCACAGCCAGCCAGTGCTGGCGGTGTGACCGACAGATCTCTTTGACTCGCCGCTGGGCCTGAGCTAGGGTCATAATCTCGGCATGAGATCCCCTAAACTCCGGATGAGATCGATGCCGGATGGCCGGGTAGGGGTTGTCAGACTCATCAACCCAGAAATCCTGAGCCATGTCATCCTCTCGGTCGAAAGCAAGTGAGGCAATGCTAATGCTGCGCGATTGCTGTCGTCAATGTTTCTCGTAACCGCCTGGCCCCCTTGACGAGCCATCACGAGAAGGATATACTTGCCCTATCACCGCGCCCCGATTGGGGGCTCTAACAATCGATACCATACCCGAGGAGAACCCAATGGCTGCCGCAGCCACCGCCCGACGCACCGCCCGGAAGACCGCGCCCACCACCAAGGTCGCCCCGAAGCCGGCGCCCGAGGTCGAGCCGGAGGAGGACTTCGACGAGGAGCTGGTCGAGGCCGAGACCGACGAGGACCTGGAGGAACTCGAAGAGGACGACGTCGCCGAGGAGAAGCCCGCCTCCAAGAAGGCCGCCGACACGGTCACCTTCGGCATCCGCGACCTGGTCGCCCTGATCAAGAAGGAGACCGGGGAGGACACCGACCCCCGGGCCATCCGCACCCTGATCCGCAAGATGGCCCGCGACAACTCCGGCCGCGTCGACCGCGAGATCACCCCCGGCAACCGCACCCGCTACGACTGGTCCGGCCCGAACGACCCCGAGGTCCGCGCCATCGTCGCGGCCTACAAGGGCGGGGAGCTCGAGGAGGAGAAGCGCAACAAGCTCGCCGCGCTGAAGGAGCAGAAGGCCAAGAAGACCGCCGCGAAGAAGGCCGCCGCGCCCGTCGAGGAGGTCGAGGAGGACGAGGACGAGGCTCCCGCCCCCCGTCGGCGCACCGCCGCCAAGAAGACCGCGGCGAAGCCGGTCACCCGGCGCCGGACCAAGCCGGCCGCCCCGGTCGAGGTCGAGGACGACGAAGAGCTGGACTTCGACGACGAGTAACACCTGAGGCCGTTTAGCCGGTAAGGAACCCGAGGCCTTCATCCTACGGATGGGGTAAGCTATAACATAAGGGTTCGCCTCCCGCGGGAGCGGTTCATCCATCAGAGGGTCTCAGCGCGACGCTCATTCCATACCTTCGCCCCCGTGAGGTAGGAAGTTCGCGCTGGGGCCCTTCTGGTATCCCCATAGCCCGGGCCGGGTGACCACCAAATCCTCGGCTCGGGCTGCTTGGTGTGTGGAGCATAGTGACAGTCCGTATAGCTTCCCAATTGTGAGGCATGCTGATGCGCCTCATTCATCGCGCCCCTATGCGCCACTCGATCAGGACTCTCCTCACAGCCTTCCAATGGTGCATTATCGCGCCCTCGATCAATCGGGCGATGCGAAGCCGAACACCAAGAAACCCCTCCACACCAATCGAGCTGGGCGGAGGGGCCTCAGAGTGAGGGTCAGATGGAGTACCAGCCGAAGGCCGTCCCATCATACATGGACTGTATGGTGAGAGACTGCCCGGTAGTCAGGGTCACCGTGGTGGCCGCAGTACCACTGACGTTGATAGTCTGGCTGCCGAGTGGATCCAGCACCAGGTTGTTACTACCCAAGTTCTTGAAGGAGTACTGGACGGGGTTCACGTCGGCGCTGGGGATCGAGGCGGTGATCGCCCCGGACGTCGTGTCGCAGATCAGGGTACGGTCGATGGGGTTACAGGTGAAGTTCGCGGTCTTCTTCTTGATAGCCCGGTGGGTCCGCCCATTCCTGAGTTCGATACCGGTCGGCTGAGCGATGTATACCCCGGCCTCCGTGAACAGCCCCGTCAGCTTGACCTCGCCCTCAGCTGCCATGAGAGCACCGGAAGAGTTACCGTCGATGTTCGGAGTACCAGACTCAGTCTGCAGCTGACCGATGTCGATGATGGGGCCTATGCCCTCTGAGCCGGCCCCGACGATGTACACCTCATGGATGCATGCCTCGAAGCTACCCTGCTCGACCTTCATGGCATGTGTGGCACCCACCGAGCCGAAGTAGTTACCCACTACGCAAAGGGCCGACCAGCAGTACAGGATCATCAGCCGGTTGGACCAGCCATGCTCGGTGAAGAAGATGCCATAGGTGTAGCCACCCTGGCAGGAACCATTCTCCATCAAGTTGAGGTCGTTGTTGCCGTTTGCCGGCATGAGCCAGCCGATACTGAGACCAGTGGCGAACAGCCCCGGGCTGGTGTAGTAAGTACCGGGTACAACCCCGATGGTACCCCAGCTGTTATTCTTCGCGTGCTGGTTGGCACAGCCGAAGAAGTTAGCCGCGCCATGACTGAGGCCGTAGATCGAGAAGGGGTTCAGGAAAGACATGTTCTCGACGATGGGCATCACGTTGGCATAGACCGCTCCCACACCATACCCGCTGCCCTCGTTCGGGCCTGAGATGATGCCGGGGTTGCCATGCGCATTGATGTCGGCGATCTGCGCCGAGGTCGAGGAGTACAGCCCGAAGCTGATCCAGGTGCCACCCCCGAGCTGGGGAACCAGCTGCTCCCAGTGCCTCACCAGGGCCCCGGACCCCTCGGTGTAGAAGTGGATCGCTTTCTTGGCCGCCGTGGTGGGCCGGGGTCCGAAGACCACCTGGCCGTTACCCGACTTACTGGTGTCGAGCGGACCATCGAGGATGTAGGCCCCGGTAGGGGGAGTGTATACCTGGGAGTACCCATGGGTATCCAGGTAGGTATCAGCAGCCGCTGTCGCAGCTCTGATCGCGGTGTAGCTGTTGGTGCCGAAGATCACGATGGCGCCGGTGATGCTGGTCGGCGGGGTGTCAGTCAGGCCCATCTGTGTGGGACTCGTGTAGCTGCTGAAGGTGGTGGGGAACGAGGTGACGCCCGTCGCGCCCGCCCCAACGATGATGACGGACTTTCCCACGAGCCCTGCGGAGAACGGGGCACTGGTGGCGCAAGTGATCGATGCGGTGCCGCCTACCACCGCTCCATCAGAAACCGCCTTCGCATCGTCGACGGCACCATAGTCCTTGATGTTGAATCGCCAAGGGCCGGCGACCAGGTCTGCCCCAGCCGGGCCAGTCGCTCCGGTAGCCCCTGTCGCGCCAGTTGCTCCAGCAGCCCCTGTTGCTCCAGCGGCGCCATCCGCGCCTGGCGGGCCAGCCACCGGCAAGTAGGTGGGAGCCGACAAGGAAGGAGTTATGTCGGCCAGGTCGATCGGGCTGGTACCCGACTCGAGGAGGATGGCGAAGGAGTTGGGCGTGAATCCCACTATTCGCTCTGTGACCGTGTACACCCAGCCATCGGGGTTCTGGTCTACTGCCGCATCGTTCGCCACCAACTCGATGCTGAAGTGTCCGTCTTCATCCAGGGTGGCAGTCCGAGTACCCCTGATCTTGAGGTCCTTAGACGGGATGATTACTTCCTGGGGCGTTACTGTGAAGTCAACCCACCCAGAGAGCGGAGTGGTGTCTACGTCGGACTGAACGTAGGTGCCGGTCACTACTACTGTTGGCAGGCCCTCTGGTGTGGGCATGAATTCCCCTCTCGAGGAGGCGGGCCCCCGTTCCCGCCCCCGCTACGTCAGACCGACTTGGACGCGCTGGCCGAGTTCTCGATGCCCCGCCGGCGAACGATGAGGCTCTTGGCCATGGACAGCAGGGCTCCACACCCTGCGGTGAAGGCGGCGGCCCCCACGATCTTGAGAGCGGACCAGTTGGTGGTGGCCGGAGCAGCGACCAGGACTGGCACCGCGGCCTGCCAGAAGGTCGACCCCGCCCGCTCGTAGAAGTCCTTCCAGAACTGCTTGACGGTCTTGACCCCGTTGCTGACGGCAGTGCTGATGGCGTGACTCATGGGTTCCTCACTTCACTACGGTGAACCCGGCAGACTTGCCGAGCTTGGTCAGGGAGGCTTCGCCGGGAATGCCGTCAGCATCCTTGCCGGTGTAGCCGTAATGCTTCTGCAGAGCTCGGTAGGCCTCGACCGTGAGCTTGCCGGCGCTGCCGTCGAAGGCGTAGGTCTTGGCGAGGTAGCCCCTGGCATACAGGGCCTTCTCCACGATCTTGACACCCTCGGGGTACGTCTGGTGACCCTGCTTGGCCCCGGGATCGACCTTGAAGGCGTGGATCAGCTGAGACAGGTCGACGGTGGGCTTGGTAACCACCGGGGCCGACGGCTTGGGGGTACCGCCGACGATGGCCAGAGCATGGGAGAGGATGTAAGCGATGTTGATGTCGCCGGGGTCGCCGTGGACATTCTCGGGAGCGTGCTGATGACCGCAGATGCCCCGGAAGTTGTTCCACTCGGTGTTCGACAGGCGAACCCCATTGGACGTACCATAGGACGAGGGGTAGGCCTTCCACTTGACCGAGCTGGTCAGCGGAATGCCATGGTTGATATTGAGCCAGGCATGGAGCTTGGCAACCTCATCGAGTGCCCAGGTCGGCGCCTCGGGCCAGTAGATGAAGTCCTTGCCGGCGGTGTGGCCAGCCTTCTCCCATCGGAGCTTGGTGGCCGGGTCGCAGGTGCCCACCAGCTCCCACTGGCAGACGTTGTTCGTGTTGGTCTCGACGCCGCCAGCCTTGTTAACCAGGGCTCGAGCCGACTCGTCGATGTTGAAGTGCTGGTGCATCACCAGGATCTGGCGGTCGAAGTCCGGCACCATCGTACCGGTCGGGGCCACCGCGCCCTGCGAATAGTTCACCAGAGTCATGCCCTCAGTGGTGTGGAGCAGAGAGGTATTGACCTCCATGTCACTGCCACTGTACTGCCCATTGCCGAAGAACAGGTCCAGCTTGGCGCCGGGGTAGATCTGCGTTCCCTTACTCACGGTCTTTGTCTCCTGTCTTGCGCCGATGCTGAAGCCTCCACACCAAAGAGGTGTGGTGGACGAATGCCACGGAAACCATCACCCAGAGGCTAGCTTGGATATACCGAAGCCAATCCGAGTGGCTGGTGAAGTCTTTGATGGTCAGTGTTACTGTGATGACCCCCGTCAGGCAGATTGCCGCTGCCTTGACCATCATGAACCGACCAAGTGAGGACTTATGCCAGGGCGCCACTGCCGAGTAGGTGGCCATGAATACCCCACTGGTAACCATAGCTATGGCACTCCCTATGCCGTTAGCTATTTGCCCTCCTGTCATTGTCCTCACCTCCTGAGAAGAGTACTGTAAGCGCCTCGGCGAAATGGTTCTGCTCCCTAAGAGCAACCAACCGATTCACCAAGGCTATAACTTCCGGTCGCTGTGCCTTGACTTGCTTCAGTCCTACCTCAGCTCGATGGGCAACCTGACGAGCTTCAGACTTGCGTAGCTCAACAGAGGCTTTACGGTGAGGCCAAATCATCGTCGCCTCCGTCGGTTCTGGTGGTGACAACGGGGAAGCTTGACAGCACATGGTCAGCGGTCTTGGCGACCTCCATGAGCATACCCATCTGTAGGCGAAGTTCCCCACTGGCTTCGGTCTCTCGGTGGTAGGCCAACCGGTAGAACTTGATGAGGTCATCTTTGTCAGCCATCCGAGCATCATGCGTGGACTTAGGGATGAGAGCCCCCCGGATGATCAGGAGAACTACCACCGCAAGAATCCCCGTAGCCCCCATTGACCCCAGGGGCAAAGCTGTTAGGTCCATGGTCAAAACCCCCTCCCCCGACTAACCTGCTGGGGGTGAGTCCCCCTCTGAAACTGTTACTTGGCCCCCGCCGGTGAGAGCCTCCACCTGAGCATTGAGGGACTCATTTTCCCCGGTCAGCGACTTGATCTCACGAAGAGACTCAGTCACTGCTGTTTCCAGCACCAGCACTCGATGCTGAGAGTCACTGAGCTGTTGCTTGTACCTACCCAGTACTTCTTCCGGGTCGGGATCGATGGCAAATTCCCCATCTTGGCCTACGGATATCGGCATGATCGAACTTTCTCCTAGAGACTCATCCAGTGGATGATACCACTCACAAGTTCTCTTTCGAACCGATCACATTCTCGTGGAGGTCAGAGCAGCAATCTCATCCGCCGGCAAAGCCGCCTTGACCCAGTCAGGTACTTTGCCGATCTTCTTATCCCTAGCTATCGCCAAGAACCTTCGGGCATGATCAGGTGCGGAAGACCGTAGGGCTGTCGCGGCAGCTTCAGTGGGATAGTCAGGTCGAGCAACTGGCCTACGGCCCTCACGGATTGCCATACGCATGCTACGGATGAATTGGTCATGCTTCGAGACTTCATCATCGGTGATGCCGTGCCCCTCACGAAACTTCGTATAGGGGTGAGCCACAGCCTTTTTCTCAACCTCGGCGGTTACCAGCATCACCTGGGCTGCTGACCCCCTCAGAGCGGAAGTCGCTACCTCAGTGAAGGGGGCATAGGTGATTCGAGTCTTCACGTCATCCATACGGATCTGGTGTACCTCCCGAGCATGGGCCTGATCCCTAGCTGTGTATAGATGAACTGGCGCAACCTGCCCCTTTCTGTAAGTGGGGGTGTCCACACCAAGCTTAGCCTGGTGGCCCAACTTCATCGCAGGATCTTGGCTTGCCAGGTGCGGCATGGTGAAGTCGGGGATCTCATGCTGGTAGAGCACGGTGTGGATCACCTCGTCCGCCCCAGCCTCAGTGGACAGGTCGATGCCGTATGCGGCAGACAGGTGGGCGGGTAGCATGAGGGGCATACCATGCACCCGGGTCAAGCCGGTGTCGGCATCAGTCCACCAGATTTCCCAGAAGTTATGGTTGTTTTCACTCTTGTTGATGTCGAAGATATGCCTGGTAATCATCGCCATGCCCACCAATTGATAGCTGAAGCACCGACCGTAGTAGTACTGAAACCGAACCCGAACCCGGTAGTACTGAGAGTATCGATAGCAGACCCCGGGTAGCTGTTGTCCCTGAGGATTGCCTGGGGGTATACCGTAGAGTTCATGGTAACCGGCCAGGAGATTACTACCCCGGCTACAGCAGATGAAGAGCTGAAGGTGTTACACTGTAGTCCGCCGTTAGCGAAACCCTGGTCTCGGTTCCAGGTACCGACCACGTTAAATGAACCGTCCTGGAGTACCTCTAGCCAGGCATCGTCGTTGTCAGATGAACCGTTGTGACCGAAAGAAGCTCCAGTTGTCGCGGTACCAGTAGTTCCAGAGAAGAGGTCTAGGAAGCCCTCTCGCTCGGTAGCACTCTCCTTAACTTGTAGACTGATCTGGTTGTCGAACATATACAACCCCGGCCCATTCTGAGCCTGAGCGGAGGTGTTAACCATCTCCAATGACGTTACACTCGGTGCCATGAAGAGTCGATACTGGCAAGTCTGAGTATTGGCAGTGAAGGAGCCGGAGTTCAAGCCGATGGCAACATCAGATCCAGTACCAACTCCATTGAGGAAGCCGTAGTTGCTACCTGTGGTGGGGTAGAACCTGATCTCAGGCAGGCCAGTGCCAAAGGGGTTGATGTCGATTCGTCGACCGGAGGCACCCGAGCTCAGTGTACCGAGGATCTTTACGGATCCATCAGAGCTTGCGATAGCTACAGTCTGAGTACCGCCCGAGTTCCAGGCCCCAATACCCCCAGAGTTGATCTCAACTCGAACCCCAGTATCAGCAGTCTTGATCCTAGCGCTGAGGGTCATGTCAGCACTAAGGGTACCAGCGGTCAGCTTGCCGATGGATGCCGAGCCGATCTGGGCATCGTTGACCGCCAACAGCGCAATCTTGGCGGTGGTAACTGCCAGATCCTCGATGAGGGCAGTACCAGTCTGGAACCTAACCTCCCACTGATCCACCCAAACAAAGGCCGAACTACCCGAAGTAATGCTGGGGTGGAATCGGATACTAGCGCTGATCGCGTTAGCCGGGACAGTCTGGTAGACAGCCTCCCTCAGCGTCCAGGTGGTGTTGTTATTAGCCGAGTTCCAGGTCTTGAACGTCTGGAAGCTTGATCCCCCACCGAGCAGTTCATACCTGATCTCAAGCAGACAGTTGTCAGACCCGGAGAGGCTTGTTGACTTATGAGAGAAGATCATGGCAATCTTCTGACCGGGGGTTACATTGATACCAGAGGTCAGAGTCAATGCCGAAGTAGACCCTAGGCCACCCCTAAGTACATTCGGCGAGGGCGAAGCACTGGAGCCATCGGGGTTAGTTACCACCGAAGAACTGGCTATTGCCTGGGCCGTTACCCAAGCTGCTGTGGTAGCCAACTCGAAGGAACCGTCTGGGATGAGGTTACCCACATCCTTGAACCTAATGTTTGAGAAGTCAATAACATTGTTGCCAATGTCAGTAGACACCACTTGCTTAAGCACCGCGTGGCTTGTCGAGGTTGTAGCTGAAGCCGCGCTAGCATTGCCGGCCGTGTCAACCGCCACGAACTTGACCCAGTACTCGGTGTTGAAACTGAGTCCCTGGGTAATCGTAGTGGCCAAAGTACCAGTCGGCAGGAAGTCCTTCAGAGTACCCGAGGTAGGCGTGAAGTCCGAAGTGGATACGTGCACCTGGACCCCAGCAGTATCAGCTGCCATGGCCGCACCGAGGTAGTCAAGCCCCGTCCACACAACCCGCAGAGTGCCTACGTTGGAGGTCACGATTGCCGGCGAGGGCTGCAGCGGGGCAACCGTGTCATGTGCGGTGGTTATAGTCTGCAGCGTTGACCAGGAGCCACCTCGACTCCAAATGTCAACCGCCTGCACCTGAGCCTGTACCGCCACGTTGGTATCCAGGTTCTGGAACACGATAGCATTACTGTCAGTCTCGATACGGGTGTTAGCCCGCCAGGCGGTATCCGAGGAGTACTTCCACCTTACCTGGTAATGAGCCAGGTCCTCGATGGCCGTGCCATCCTCATTGAGCGTCACCGGGTCCCACTGCACGGTAAGGGTAGCCCGAGCCCAGTCGCTGACGATGTAGTACCCAGTGCTAAGCACCACATTCGGGGGTACTCCCGGAGCCAGACCATCATCCTTGGTAGGCTTCGCCCCGGTGGCCGTAGACCCATTCTCGATGAGGTTAACTCGGCCGGCGATCTTACTGAGCTGGGTGTTGATGAAGTTGTTCAGCACGATAGACCCGGTGCAGGATCCATCGTTAGCTACCGAGATCACCCACTGCAGGATCCGGAACTTGCTGAGACCCTGGCCAACATCGGAAAGGGCCCAGTCGCCCACGTCGAAGTTGGTTATTGGCCGAGGGTTATCCTGAGTCTCGAAGTGCAGACCATGGGTAATCTCGATCTGGGGGTCATCCATGTTGCTGACCCGGTACTGACCAAGGAACTGGAGAATACCCAGCGCATGGATGTTGTCTACCGAAGCATACGTCTCTCGACGCCCGTACTTCGTGATATGTGTGGAGTCGGAGAGGTTCTCGGCAAAGCCACCATTGTTACCACCTACCAGCAAGGCTGTAGCCAAGTTACGACTGTCGATCTTGCGAGGTGATTCCTTGATGTCTCGGCCCTTGATGAACCGAACCGGGCTTGTACCGGTAGATCGATCGACCCCCATGCCCCCGGACTTGTAGACCTTCAGCACTCTCTTGTCCATCTTGAACTCGATCATGCCATTGTCTACCAGCCCACTTAGGACGGAAGACAAGGTAGTACCCGCATCGTAAGCCACTGTGGTGGTTGTACCCCAGGCATTGCCATCGGAGTCCAGGGTATCTGTGAAGGTCCAAGTTATGCCGGCGAGAGCACCTCGGGTCTGGGCTGCCTGCAAGAGCAACCGAAGGACTACCCCAGGGGTCTGGCCGGTGAAGCTGTAGTTGACGATCTTCGTCGCAGGCCAGTTCTTGGGGTAGACAATGGCATAGTCCAATTGACCAACCATAGTGCGAGCTGTGAGTTTCCACACAGCCCCGCCCTCAGCATCATCTGCGTCGTCGCCCTCGATGGTTTCGATAACCGACCTCATGCCGGCTATCTCGGTACCGTTCATCGTGACGGCTATCTCGAGGCTTTCGGTCAGCAGGCTGAAGTTGGTACCGGTCTTGGGGTAGCCGAAGGTGACAGTTCCGGCGTCGCAGAAGATGGGAGACAGGTCCATCTCGGTAAAGTCCGGCAGGAACTTATCCAGCAGGCCCGCCGAGGTGACCGTTCTGAGCATGAATACCGGGGCAGCAGGCATGTCATCCCACCAAGAACTTCCGTCGAGCATTCAGCGTCACCGTGGTGGTGCCACCAATACTACCGGTCAGGGTCAGCTTTGCCTCAGGCGGGGTACCTACCGGGCCAGCTACCAGGGTCAACCACCTAGCCCCCCCAGTATGGAACAGCTTGGAGTAATCGACTACTAGCCCCCCAGCCCCGGTGAGCTTCCAGGTATCACAGTTCACCGTCAAGGTCTGACCGGTGGTTACCGTGCCGTTGTATTCGAAGTACATCGGGTCCTCGAGAGAACTGCCGTTGTACTTGGACTCTACCTTGAGGTAGGTAAAGGGGCCGGTGATAACCCATGAGGAGTCATCGATCGGAGCCGTGGTGCCAGCCAGGCCAGTGATGTCCCCATCCAAAGTGAGGCTCAGGCTCAAGCTGCTACTCGAGGTATCCTGCCAGAATACCGAGGGGACTGCCAGGGCCACAGAGAACTTGCCCAGCGGGTTGGTCCCCGCCATGGCTGAGAAGTCTATGGCCTCGGTGCACTCAGCCAAGATCTGACGCTGACTGCCATCGGGCAAGGTGTGGACCAGGGTCAGCAGTCCAGCCCCCGGCCGGAACAGTTGGGTGAGAGCATCCAGGTTGTCCATGAAGTGATCTCGGGTGGTTGTGGTGATAGCCCCATCATCATCACACCCCCTTACCCACATGGGCAATACTATCTGGCCCTCCTCGTACCGCTTGTTCGGGGTACGGATAGTGCCGTGCCTGCCCGGTACCGTAATGTTCTCGGTACGCAAGGCCGGAGCACGAAGACGACCGGTCAAGGACTCGATGTTCTTGGCCAGGGTGTTAAGTACTACACCGTTGACACTGAGGGTCTCAGTGGTCGTCGTTGTCATTTACAGGGCCCCCATATCTGCAAGTTGGCGAAGCTTCCGTGCAGTCGAATCGGATGCGCGTTCGGCGATCGGATTGTTGACTGTCACGTTAATGCTCCGCTGAATCAGAGAGCTATTCTGGCTCGTTGCGGAAGAGCTTGATGCGCTCGATTTGGCGGCCGTCGAGGTGAGCCCCAGCGCAGCAGCACTTGGGAACATCGAAGCCGAGGCAGCTTGTAGCATTGCCGCCTGCTTCATCATGGTACTCGTGAGAGAGGACATGGTAGCAGTACCCAGGGCCGCAGTAGACTTAGCGGGGTTGGTCTCATCGATTTGCCCAGCCATGCTCTGTAGACCTGAGACCTGCTTGCCCAGCTTCACCGACTCCTGCCCAGTAACCTTGGTGATCGCCCACATGGCCCGCTCGATGTGAGAGGGCGAGTGGATACCCAGCCCATCCTTGAAGCCGTCCCAGAGCCCGCCGGCGAAGCTCTTGGCAGCATTGAAGGCCGAGGATACCATGCCGAGGAAGGCATCCTTCACCCGACCAAGGATATTCCACACCAACCCAGGCAAGTTACCGAGGGCATTGGCAATACCCTGATAGGCCCGGGTGCCCAGGTTGGTAGCCCAGTTGATGATCTGGCCACCCATGCGAACCGCGTTGTTGTAGAGATTGCCCAGCAGTGTCCAGATACGACCGGGCAGTCGAGCGAAGAAGTTGACTATGGAGTTGAAGACGCTTGACCCAGTCTTGCCTGCCCAGGTCTTGAGGTCACTCCAAGCCTTGATGGCTCGGCGGTTGAGATCAAGGAACAAGGCCCAAGCTCGACCCGGCAGCTTCTGGAAGAAGTTGATGAGGCCATGATATACATCGACTCCGGCCTTAGCCGAAGCGAGGGCCATGTTAGTGCCCCATTGGACAAAGCTGTTCCAAGTCTTCGTCAGCCACTGGGCGATGATCACTGGCAGCTGCACGAAGAACCAGACGATAGCCATGACTATCGCAGTACCTGCCTGGATACCCCAGGTGGCAACCTGGATGCCCCACCGGACCAGAGTACCGAGGGCGAATCCCAGAGCATAGCCCAGTGCTCGAGGCAGTCCTACCAGGAAAGCTACGAAGCTATCCCAAGCGGACTTCAGCAAAGCCACTGCCCGACCAGGGATGGCCTTGAGGAAGTTGACGATGTCGGCACCGAACCGACGGATCACCGTAACGATGATGCCAATCGGGGCGAAGAAGATGATGAGTAGCAGATCCCAGTTCTTCTTTACCCATCCCACACCCACCTCGAACCAGTGAGTGATGTCCTTCCATAGCCCACTGAAGAACTTGGGTAGAGTCTTGAACCAGTTGACCGTAGCGACGAACCCGGTTTTGAAGCCTCGACCGATGGCATCCATCAGGGCCTGAAAGCCCTTGGACTTCTTGTACAGCACCACCAAGCCGACGATGAGGGCAACTACCGCCATCGCCAAGAGCACGTACGGGTTACTGAGGGCGGCTACGGTCTGTTCCCAGGTAGCCACGGTCAGTGCCTTGGTGATGACCCAGAGCAGCTTCATGGCACCCCAGAGCTGCTTGAAGACCGCGATGGCCTTCAGCACAGTACCACCGATAAGAGCCACTGCTCCCACGAAGGTGAGGATCACCCCGGCGATGCCGATGAAAGCCATGATGCCGGTCTGCACTCCCGCAGGCAGTCGGGCGAAGACTTGGATGACCCGGGTCAAACCCTGGACGATGCCACGCAGGAAGTTCTGGAAGGGCGTACCGGCCTGGATCAGCAGGGTGTCAATGTTACCCTTGAGATGCTTGATGTCGCCGCTGAGGTTGTCCATCCGCTTAGCCGCGACATCAGCCGCGGTGGTCTTGGACATCTCATCGGCCATATCCTTGAAGCCCTTGGAACCGGCCTTTGTAAGGATGGAGGAAGCAGCCAGAGCTCGGTTGTTGAAGATGGTTCGGAACGCCATCAGGCGCTCCTTCTGAGTCAGATTTACAGTGTGATCCTGCAGAATCTGGAAGACTGTGGCGAGGTCCTTGGCCTTACCCGTGGCGTCGAAGAACGCGTTGTTGGTAGTACCACCCGGGCCGAGGGTGATAATGCCAAGGTCCTCGAGTACCCCTTGGGCCTTGTTGGTAGCACCGGCCAGGGAGACCATGATCTGGCGTAGCGATGTACCGGCTGTCGATCCCTTGATGCCGGCCTTGCCCAGCAGGGAGATAGCTTCGGTAGTCGAGTCTATAGAGATGCCCAGTGAGTGGGCTACACCGGCCACGTACTTCATGGAAACGCCGATGTCTTCGACGTCGATGATCGATGCGTTAGCCGCACCAGCCATGAGGTCGGTAACGTGGACTGCGTCCTTAGCAGCCAGACCATAGGCCTGGATCTGCGAGGTCACGATGTTGGTAGCCTGGGCCAGGTCAATGTCCGCAGCCGAAGCCAGGTTGACCATGGCGTCAGCCATGCCATTCGTGATATCCTGAGCCGAGACACCAGCCTTAGCCAGCTCTACAAAGGCATCGGCTATCTGGCTGGCAGAGTACTGAGAAGTCTTGCCAAGTTCCAGGGCCTTCTTACGGACCCCTTCCATCTCCTTCGCCGTGGCATTGTTCACCGCGCCGAAGTAGTCCATCTTCTTCTCGAAGTCAGCTGCCTTGTTAATGGCGACCGAGAAGGCAGCCACCAGGGCGAGACCAGCCACCGTCGAGGCCTTGCCGAAAGCCGACATCCTCGTACCGGCGGTGGTCATCGCCCCAGTAGAAGCAGCTGACGATGTTCTCAGAGCGGCAAAGGCTGCTATGGCCTGGGTTATGTCGAGACGAACCTGTCCACTGATGGTCCCGAGCCCACCAGCCATAAGAGCCTCCTATGAAAACATCGCGGCCGGGTCAGCAAACTGACCGCGACGGGGCTTTTCGTCTTTGTCACCGATGTACTTCTGAAGTACTCGGTCTCGCTTCTGATTACGCTCGGCGTCGGTTTTACCCTCCACCGCTTCGAGATCGGCCTCTACCACTCTGCCGAAGTAGCCTACCGCCTGGTCTAGGCAGAAAGCTACATAGTCATCCGTGATCGCCAGCAGGTCACTCGGCCGGCAGTTCCACGTCTTGGCGTCCACGAATGTCATCCATAGTAGAGCCGAGTTCCTCACGAAAGGATTCCACGTCGGTGGTACCACCCGTCACCACCTGGAAGAGGAACATCTTGTCCTCCTCCGCCACCTCATCGACGTAGACCAAATCGTCGTCGCGAGCGGCTTCCACACCATCGACTACTGCCGGCATCGGGTGGATCTTGGGCTCCATGGCGACCGCGATCACCATCTTGTCCATGAACTCGCCGATCTCCCGGACCTTCTTCTCGTCCCCGATCAGCTCCATCACGGCAGCCTCGTCCATGCCCGGGCGGCCCTTGCCCTTATCCAGGCTACTCTGGACGATGCCCATGAGAGAGTTCGGCATGATGCCGGTCTTCATCAGCGCCTGGATGCCGATCTTACGTACCCTCATGGTGAGCCCCGAGGGCAGATCGATCAGCTCGCCGGCGGCCTTCTTCTTCCACTCGGTAGCCGACGAGGCCTTGGTGGGCTTCCTGGTTTTCGCGGTCATGGCCGTCTTCTTCCGTTTTTGTTGGTTATCGTTTAGCCTCCGTGCAAGCGCCTACCCAAGAAGTATGTTCGGTATGGTTCATTTTGGCAATGCAAATCAGCTTGTCTGATTGCTTGCAAAATGACCAACCAACAACTTTTGGGGTGGCAGCACTGCGGCATGCCTTTTATTGCCTACTGATCAAGAAAAAATGGTCATCAAATTCGCGGATGACCAAATTCCCGTGACAGTATCTTGGTGTGTGGATCAGGTGATGGTGACGGCCGTCTCGTTCTGGACGAAGTCGTACAGCTTCTGGTTGTCGGTTCGTCCGAGGCCCTTGCCGGCGCACTTGGTCATCATGAACGACCCGTTCTCGAACGAGCCCTCCAGGTCGCCGTCGGCCTTGCAGCGGTAGACGACGCAGTGCATGTCGCCGCCGCTGTCGGAGATGGCCTGGCCCTCGACCTCGAAGTAGGGCCGGCTGTTCGTGGTGAGCTTGGAGAAGGTCTTGATCTGGGCCGGGGTGGTACCCGTGGCCGTGACCGTACCGCCGGCCATGACTGCGTAGGCCTCCAGGCTGATGCCGCCGGCCTCCAGCTCCCATTCCACGATGGGCTGGTAGTCATGGATGGCCTGGACCACGTCGTCGCCCTCGAGCTGCTCCGCGGACACCGTCTCCTTGAAGCTGAAGGTACGGGAGACGGGCAGGTCGACCCCAGTGGTTCGGGCACCAGCCGAGGTCAGGGGGTAGAGCCGAACGTCCCGGAGGCCGAACGGCAGAGTATTACCGAGAGGCATGATGCTCCCCTTCTTTTATCGGATCAGCGTACTTCTTGGTACCAACCAGGAGGCCGGTTTCCAGGTCGAAGGTGTGGAGGACCACTACCCCCTTGACCGCACCACAACCTCGGCGGCCGCACTTGACCTCCAGTATGTGGTTGCCAAGTTTGCCGTGCATGGTCCCGCTGCACCGAAGCTCGATCATGTAAAGCTCCCAGCGAGTCCGTAAATCGATGAGTAAAGCTGGCTACCCAATGGGGCCCGCAATGGGTGCCCTCGGCCGCAGAGACCGATTCAGGCCCCACCGGGAAGTACTTGCGGGCCCCTGATCAGGCCTTGGGCGCAGGCGATGCCGGCGAGCTGGGCACCTCGGCGAACTCGTCCGGCAGGTTGTCGAGCAGGGCCTTGCCGACCTTGGCGTCGATGTCCGTCGGCTCATCCCGAGCCCACTTGGTCTCCTTGAATCCCTGCACCCCGAACTTGGCGAGGTCCTCGGGGCCCAGCACTCGGAAGTGGGAAGGGCCCAGGTACTTGATCTGCATGGTTACCTCGAGAGGATGAGTTGGTACCGCATGTAGCGGAAGTAGGTTTGCAGTACTTCATCCTGGAGATCTTGGCTGGTCTCCAGGTAATGAACCCCAGCAAGCTGAGCGGGGCGCCCACTTAGTGTGGACATGGCCAACTTGACTTGAGGCTGAATCTCGTCGATCGGGCCGTAGTCGCCCTGGTCAACGTGCATGTAGATCTGCAGGAACTGCCGACTCGGCTGGAAGTTGTCTTCGTCAGACATGCCCTCGTCGGTCTGGTTGCCGAAGTGATGGACCAGGTAGGGCTTGACCCGTTGAGAGGTCAGTATACTGCCCTGTTGGAATACCCGGTCCGCTGTCAGCGGTTGAGTGTAGGAGCTGTTAAGCAGGGTAGAGTGTACCCAGGCTCGAACTGCGCTAGTCAAAACTGCCCCCACTCTCACGCAGTCCTCGGCCCACCTCGGGAGCGAAGAGCTCTAGGGTGGGCATGATGACCGAGTACTTGCCGCTCTGCATGGTCTCGAGGTACAGGCCATAGTCGACCGAATGGAACATCTCCCACACAACGACCTTGCCCTCCCACCGAACATCGACATCCAGCCCAGCTCGGGCATCACCAGTCCGGTCACTCCAGGAAGCATGCTCCTTGGCAAAGGCCAGAGCTTCGGTGGCTGTGTTCAGCACTTCCTCCTCGAGGTGGTGAGGGAAGGCGATCTCAGCATGAGCCAGGCCGGAGCTAAGTGAGTTCCGGATGAATAGTCCGCTACCTAGGCCCATGATACCTTGTCCCCATCCAGGGCTATGAGCTGGGAAACCTTGCGATCTGTATACAGCTCAACAGCGGTATGGGGCTCAATCCCTTGGACTCGGTAAAAGACCCCGTCCAGGGAGAACTCATCCATTCGCTGAATGTTGCTATTATAGTACCCTACAAGAACATACGGCAGAACGGGAATTTCGCCGTCGGCCTTGGAGGTTGTTAGGTCGGTGAGCCGGCGCTTGTACATCACCAGCCGGAAGGTCTGGGGGGGCAGCTGGGTGTAGTTACCCTTAGCATACCCCCCCGTGGCCGTCTGGGAGAACTCGGGTCGGTAGATGGTGATCTGCCGACCATCGGCTTCGATGAACGCAGCCATGACCTTGCGAAGACTCCGGGTCATGGTAGTGTCCATCAGAACCGCCTCCTCCTGATTGTGCCGATCGTGGTCCGGCCCTCAACTGGGCCTTGCCGGGACTTCTCGAAGTGAGTCACCATGTCGAGGGCATGGTTCAACAGGTCGCTCATGGCCCGGGAGGCATTGCCCTCGGTCACGTCGACCATCGCCGAAGCCTTGGCAGCTTTCCATCGCCAACCCTCGACTGCGGCCCGCTCGGGATCACCGAAAGCCTGATCCAAGGCCCCCTGGAGTGCATCATTGCTGAACTCCGGCTGGGTTCCATCAGTGGGTACCACATCGTCGATGTACAGCCGAAGCAGTTCCATCGCGGTCGGCACTGCCATGGCTTACTCCTTGTCGTCGTCCTCGCGGAGTCGAGCGACCAGGTCGGCCTTCTTGCCCTCGACCGAGAGCTCACGCTTGGCGAGCTCGCCGCGGAGTTCGTCGTTGGTCCAGGTCTCGTAGTCGTCGCCCTCGACGTCCTCGATGTCCTCGTCGTCCACCTCGACCTTGGCCCTGGCGATGGCCAGGGACTCGTCGCTGTAGAGCTCCATCCAGCGGGCCCGGATGCGGCTGTCGTGCCACATCGGGCTGTTGCTGAAGTAGTGCCCGTCGTGGTGGTTCGGGTCCTCGTGCTTGAAGACCACGAGCTCTTCGACGATCTCGTCCAGCGGGTTCTTCTCCGCCATGTCCTTCTCCTTCTGAGTTATCGATGAGACCGGGGGTGTGCTTCCGAGAGAACCTTAGTCCTCCACACCCCCGGTCAGCTCATCATGCGTAGATCGACGGGACCGTGTAGGTGGCGGACGAGGTCACCTGCACGAGGAAGCCCGCGCCCCGCTGCCGGATGCCGGTGCCGAAGCCGCGGCGGTAGAAGGAGTCGGTGAGCGGGTAGTCCGAGCGGGCGCCGGGGATGATGGTGAGACCCCGGTAGGCCGCGTTCGAGTGCTCGCGGATGCCGATCGGGTTCTCGAGGCTGTCGATGCCACCGGAGGCCAGGGCGGCCAGGTAGCCCGCCGGGACGTACTCCTCCTCGACGATGTGCCACGGCCCGTAGGTACCGATCTCCTCGTCGACGATGCCCTGCGGCGCTCCGACCAGACCGTTGCTGTTCGGCAGCCAGATGCCGCCACCGTAGTTCTTGCCGGGGATGAAGTCGTACTTGGCGCCGCCGGCGCGGGTGTAGGCGCGGATGAGCGCGCCCTCCTGCGGGTTCACCAGGAGGACGAGCTGGGCGCCGGTGGTGGTGGGGGTGTAGCCATGCTTCTTGAAGTCGGTCTCGACCGCGTCCAGGGTGGTGGACGTCAGGGTGGAAGAGGTGACCAGAGAGTTGGTGGTGCCGTAGTGGGAGTGGGAGCCGGCGAAGGTGTTGGTCTTGTAGGTGGGCGGCACTTCGCCGTCACCGTTGTAGAACTTGACGACGGTGGTGGGGATGTTCTTGTCGGCGACGCCGGCGAGGTTGGTCGGGTTGAACAGGGTCTTGAAGACCTTGTTGAACATCAGCCGGTTGTCGGCCTCGAAGGCCTGGTTGACGAGGTTCCGGATCTGCGCCTGGCCGGCCTCGGCGAGGAACATCCAGGTGAAGCGCTGGGCCAGGTCGTAGAACTTGAAGTCGTAGCCACGGTTGTACCAGCTGTACCCGGCGGCACCGCGGGGCTGACCGTACTCCGAGGCTTCCTCGAAGTCGGTGGTGCCGGGGACACCCACGTGCTCGATCGGCTCGGTGACGTTGTAGGTGAGCCGGGAGATGAGCGTGTTGCGCTGGCTGTTCCAGACTCCGAGGGTGGCCTGGATCTCGGCCCAGATCTCATTGAGATCGGAACCATCACCAGCCTGGACCAGGATGTCAGCGCGCTCGTTCACACCGCCCTGAGTACCCGGGCCGTCGAAGCCGAGGATCGGGAAGGCATAGCCCAGCAGCCGTTCGCGGGCGGTTGTCTTGATGTTCATGTGTGGGAGTCCTTACTCCTTAGCGGGCTATGGAAGAGGGTGGTTAGGCCTGGACCCGCTGGAACCGGACCACCAGGCGATCGGCTTCGACCGTGTAGCCGACCATGTAGCCGTTGGTGCCGGCCGGAGTGGGAGCAGTCGCCGTGATGCTGCCGTCGGAGGCTGCGTAGTAGACGGTACCCGCCGCGAGGCCGGGGATCGAGACGATCTCACCGTGGGTCATGATGTCGACGACGTTGCCCGCCTTGCCACCGATGGGCACGGCCTGGTTGACCGCGCCGGCGACGTTGCCCAGGTTCGGGTAGAGGGGCACGTTCTTGATCAGGACCCCGACCCCACCGGACTGCCCGGCGGTACCGACGACGACCTGGCCGCTCGCGTTGAGGGAGACGGCCTTCGGGCCGAAGTGGCCCGCCGCGTCGAAGGTGAGGTCGGCGGCCAGCGGCGCACGGAAACCACCGGAGATCGGTTCGTACTTGTCATAGCGAGCTGCACCCATGGCGTCTAGCTCCCCTTCTGGTTAGTTGCCGATACGTCCGCGGAGTGCGGGGTATCGTTCGGCAAGAGCCGCCTTTGTCGGGTCGACCTTGCCATTGTTGTTGGACCCGCCGAACTTGGAACCGCTCGGGGTGCCTCCGCCCTGACCGCCGGCCGGGGTGGTAGTTGCGAGGTAGTGAGGCTTCTTCTTGGCGAGCTGCTTGATGGCCTCGGTCACGGTGGCAGCATCGATGGTGACCTGTGTGGGGTCGTCCTCATCCTGTTCCACACCGATGGCGGCGAGCACATCAGCCGTCAAGGCGTCGGTGGCATCGCGGAACTTGGCCTTGCCGGCAGCCTCCAGAACTGCCGTGCGAACCGCCGAGGTCTTGAACCCCTCTGCCAGCTTGGTGGTCTTGGCGATCGCCGCGGCGTTGGCGTCGGTCAGTCGCTGGACCTCGGTCTTCTCGGCATCGGCCTTGGTCTGGGCGGCAGTCCGGAAGCCCTTCAGCTCCTTCTCGAGAGCCTTGCGATCGGTGCGCTCCTTCTCGAGGGCACTCTTGAGGCCCGAGACGTCTTCGCCACCAGATGATGCCCCACCATCGCCTGCCGCCGATCCGTCGCCATCTCCAGCGGCTCCAGAGGCAGCGCCCCCATCACCACCATCACCTGCGCCGCCATCGCCGGCTCCCCCACCATCGCCGTTGTCATCGAAGCCGATGATCGAGGCAGTGAGGTTCAGCCACCAGGCCTGCTGTGTGTGCTTCATCCGGCGCATCTCGCGCTCCTTAGTTCTATGGGGCATCCCGCCCCGATTTACTTGGCTGCCGGCACCCGAGCATTGACCGTGGGCTTCCCGCCCCTGGCCTGCTTGGTTGTCGATTGGTTGGCCTCAGTCCCGCCCGACTCATTGGGCTTGGACTTGTTGTTGCTGCGGTTCAGGATGGTCTTCTTCTGGGTTACCTGGCCCGGCTGGTTGCCGGGAGGCGGTGCCTTGGCACCAGAAGCTGCATCCACCGCATTCTGCTGGAGAGGATCAGGAGCTGCCGCAGCCTTCTGCTCGGCTTCCTTCATCTTCTCTTCGTCGATCTGGTCTTCGATGTCCTCCGGGAACTCGTAGCCGAGCTTCTGCATCTCAGCTCGGTAGTACTGCTTCGAGATGACGCCGCGGTCGAGCATGTTGTTCAGCTCGTTGATCCGCCCCGTCCTGTCGGTAGGCAGCTTGTCGCCGATGGTGACTTCGATTTCCTCGTCGAGCTTACTACCCTCGTAGGCCTCGTACCACTTTCGCCAGTCGAAGAAGAGCTGGGTCAGACGGTCGATGCCGGACTTGTCGCGTTCGTCCAGCTTGGCCAACGTGGGCATGAACTTAATCGCCATGGCGATACCGGAGGATGCTGTCTGGACATCCACCCTACCCAGAGCCACATCCGAGAGGCCTCCCGCCTCACGAATCTTGGACTCCAAGTAGTCGATGTGGTCCATGTTGGGCCGAACCGACCCCACACCCTCGACTCGGCGGAAGTAAGAACCCGCCGGCACCTCCATGACCTTGCCTGGGCCGACTTCCCAGTCAGCCGCCTGGCCATTCTTGTTGACCGGGGCACCGCCATCGGTGGCGTATACCCCGAGACCCTCCAGGCTGAGCGAGGTACCCTGATCGGATACGACCTGGCTCGTGCTCTGGAAGGTACGTTCGAAGCCCCGGAGCTCTGAGAAGCCGTAGGGGCCGTTGTCCCACTGCTGGTTGGTGAACCAGTAGACGGGAATGGTATCGATCGGGTCCGGGAGCGGCTCGGGCTCGAGGGTGGTCCGAAGGAGCTCTCGGTCCTCCTCCCACCACTTCTTCTCGCGGCTGAAGATCTGCTCTTCCCGCCATACTCGGCGAGTTCGCTCACCCAGGTCACCCGGTACCGTGCTCTTGATACCGGTGTAGTCCAGGAGATCATCGGGGTTGAGCTCGGGGTAGAAGTTGTCCTCAACCCCCGCCGGCCCGGTCTCCTCATACCAGTACCGAAGTACCTTGACTGCCTGGTCCTTCTTGTCGGGGTCGGGGTGTGGAACCAGCTCCACCAGCCGAGCCTCGACTACCCGAGTGCAGTCCTCCGGGTCATCCTCGAGGACCACCTTGCTGGGGTGGATGGCAGTCAGAGAAAGCCGGCTGTCCTCGGGCTTCGTCGGGTCGGCCGTCATGTGGAAGACGTAGTCGCCCCGGGCCACCCCAGTGTGCTTGGCGGTATGGAACCTCGAGAAGAACATCTCCCGCCGCAGGAAGTTCCGAAGAGCCTCGGTCAGCTTGGATGAGTTCTCCGGCTCCTTGGGGTTTACCTGCAGACCCTTGAGGTAGTAGTGGGCCGTGGTGTCTACCACAGTACGAGCGTTGGGGACGTAGACGGGGAACTCGCCATCCAGGTATCGAACCGGATACTGATTGGCATCGTTCCAGTAGATCTGGTCGTACTTCAGGTAGGCGTTCGCTCGATCCCGGGCTGCAGGCGGCAACCAGTCATAGCCGTCAGCACCACCAAGCTGAAGCACGTTGGCATAGGGTCCGAGTTCATCGTAGCTCTTCACGTCGTCACCTCCTCCTCACTCGTAGACTGGACTGCCGAGATCGGCGAGTCTCAGTGCGTGGCTCCATGTGGCCCTTGAAAAATCGACCCAGTGCTTCCGGCCCGTGGTTGTCCTTATCCATAGGCAGTTCTGAGTCGTTCCGATCTTCACTACGTCGTTCGGGCCATCGGTAGCCCTCCCTCATCTCAAAGATGAGGTCCTTGCAGCTGCGGTCGATAAGCAACTGAGGTCGCTTCTCGGGGTGACCATCTGGGAGATGCGCCGGTCGCAGCTTCAGCGCATTCCTGATCAAGCTCAGCCGAGTCTTCAACTCGCCGCCCGTGTTGAGCATGGTGGGCTTGTCGAGTGTTCGCCTGAGAATGGCAGAATCATCAGGCGCGGCCGGGTCGGGATAGATGGTGCTTAGCTTGGAGATAAGAGGATGTTGCTTGAACTCCAGCCGAGCGATATCCTCAGTGTCCCTCAGCCGGAATCGGTGTTCGCCGATGACGTAGACATTCTGCCACTCATCCGTTTGGATCCAAAGCCAGACCCAGTCGTTGGTGTAGCCGAAGTCTACCGCCGCATACAGCGGCCACTTGCGGTTGTACTCCAGGTCGGCGATGTGGTCATCGTCGTCCCATTCCTTCATCACTCGACCGATGTTGTCGACGAATTCGGCCCCGTACTGCCGGCGGAACTCATCCTCGGTCAAGTCATCGCGGGCCTCGATGATCTCGGGGTCCTCACGGCCACCAGGGAAGACGATGTTATTCGTCCAGGAGGGCATCTGCTGCGACCACCACGTCTTCTTGGTGGGATCCTGCCCTCGGTTGTACAGCGAGTACAGCAACGAGGTCTCAGAAGCCCCCTCGGGAACCCCGGAAGTGAAGCTCCAACCTCGTTTGTCGGAGAGTGCAGGGCGAACATAGTCACCCCACATCTTCCGCTTCTGCCGGCCACCTTCCACGATCAGCACGAAGTCAAGACCTTCGCCGACGAGGCTCTCAGGGTGCCGAGCAGACCGGCACTGGAGATCGAAGCCCCACTTGGTCTTGATGTGCATGTTACCGCTGTCGGGGTTGTTGGTGAACCGCTCAGAAACCTGGTCCACACCCAAAGCCCGCAGCGAGTCGTAGATGACCCGGAATTCCTTCTCGCAGTCAGTGTACTCCGGGCCGATGATCCACCCGATCTGAGGCTGACCCAGGAAGTTCTTCACGAAAGCCATGCACTCGGCTTCCTTGGCCCCGCACAGTGTCTTGCCCCACCGTCGGCCGTTCACCAGGACCCGGTGGCGGGTGCCATTGTAGTGAACGATGCGCTGGCCGTTGTGTGGGTAGTAGTCAGTCTCCTGGAAGTAAAGATCCTTCCGGAAGATCCTGCCCTGGGGTGGGGCGGTCATCCGATACCTCCCGACTCATCGGGATCCAGCTCGGCGATCTCATCGGGGTATTCGATACCCAGGATCTCGGCCTCGGGAACTCGACCTGTGCCGGCAAGCCATACCGGCCGACTTGCGCCGGCGGGCTTGAGCCCCAGCATCTGACGTCGGTCTTCCAGGCTGAGCTCGGGCTGCTGGTTGAGCGGGTCGGTGAGGTCGCCGACGAGGTAACCCAGTCGAAGCCGATCACCGGCAGAGAGAGCCTCAGCGCCCTTGGGCTGGACCGTGTTATGAGTCGGCCCCACACCCCCGTATTCCGAACCGCCGAGTTGGTACTCATTGTAGTTGTCGTAGTGGGTCGGGTCGATCCTTACCATGAGATCCTCCTCTCAGAACCAGGTAGCTACGGGGCCTTGCTCGGTCAGGGCTACTACTACCATCCAGATCTGGGGATCGGGGCGGTAAAGCAAGTCGCCTTCCGAGGGGCCCAGAAAGCCCGATGGGTGGGTATGCCAGATGGCAACATCCTCGACATCCTCGAGGCCTTCCAGGACCAACCTCAAGTCGACGGGATTGATTTTGTACTTGCCCGATTGCATCGATCGGTTGGGGAGCTCCTTGATGAAGCTCATGGTGCCGTCGGACTTGCGCCAGGGGATATCCAGCAGGATCCCGCAAGCCTCATTAGGTTCCCTCAGCCGGCCCAGCTTCTCGATCTCGGGCAGAGCCGAGGTCAAAGTTGAAAAGAGAGGCGAGGTCCGCATCGTCGAGAACACCCTTCTGGAAAAGCAACCGACGGAGTGAGGTATCGACCGTTCGGATGATCACCGTAGGCGCTTGGGTCTGAGCCACGGCCTTGGGCCGGCGATCCGTGGTCACCAGCTCCCCGTTCTCGGAGAACTTGTGATTGCGAATCCCAGCCTCCTCCGCTTCGGTATGGGCAGTCTTTCCCACTATACCGCAGATCTGGCAGGCCGCGTCAATCATCTTCCCACTCCGACTCTACGTCGAGTACCGGCTCACCTCGAGTACCGAAGTGACCAGCCGTGTAGCCCCGGGGGAGAGCAGGCGGTCCATCAGCGTCACCCAGGATCGGGTTCACCATGACCGCACCGAGAATGCCCTGCAGCTTCACCGAGACGTCAGTCTGAGTAGGCTGTACAGCCTTACCCACCACGTGCTCGACCAGCCATTTGGCAGCATCCAGCTTGGTGCTTGCCGGCACGATCGGTTTGCCCTTGTCGTCCAGTTCCTCATTGATCAGCAGGTTCTGGATGACCCCAAGGGCAGTTACCGAGGATACGTTCAGCTGATCCCTGACCAGCATCTTGAACCGCTCGGCGATTCGCTCGTGTACCGCGCGGGGCATGTACTGAGGCGGCTTGCCTCTGAAACGACCCCCGCCATCACGGGTTCGACCTCGCGCGAGTTCCTCGATGTCCCATTGGTCGATTGGCTTGCCAGCCCAAGCCTCGAAGGTTTCGTCGTCAAGCCTCTTGCCCTTCTGAAGCTTACGACGAGCTCGTGCCCGGACTTGCTTCCCGGTCATGAGTTCACCATTGGCATTAACTGGCCGAGCGTCCTCGTCGGGGCTCTCCTCGGCATCGCGGAAGTCGACCACCCGAGCCGTAGCCGGTTTCATGGTCTTCCTCCCAGCATCTTAGAAACACCGCCCGCCGAAGCGAATCCCTCCCGTGGGCAAAAGGGACCCGCTCCGGCGAGATCATGTTGATGATCGCATCTCACGAGCGACTTGTCAAGGGACTACGGCCGGTTGGCCGGACCCTTACGGGACGGTCACCCATCACCCACACGGGGCGACGCTAGACGATCATGTCCTCTGACCAGCACACTGAGACGGCATGAGCATCGTTGTTAGTGCGGGTTATACGGTGTGTCTCATTGATCCTGCGCTCATACCCAGCTTTGCTGAGGTACAGCTTAGTCTGAATCGCCTCGGCCGAATGGCCCCAAGCCCTCATCTGAAGTACCGCCAGCCTCAGCTCACCCGGGTTGGGTGTGGGATGCTTTCTCACCTGGGGCCATAGGTGGTAGTTAGTATGCATCCAGTACATCAGGTGCGGTAGGGTGTGGGCACCAGAGTGTCTCTTCAGCTCTCGAACCCGGTCTCTGGCCATGGACAAGCTAATGCCGAGTTGACTGTGGGCTTGAATGACCGTGTAGCCATAGGAAAGCCGACGCATCAACTCGACATCAACTTGGTCGGGCCTAGTCCTCCTCGGCCGACCCAACTCGGGCCCTCGCTCTGGCTATTCGTTCGACCTTGTTCTGGTGGTCCTCGATGAATCCCGCTACTATGGCGGCGAGTCCACCTCCACCAGCCACCACGACGCAAACACCAGCTACTATGCACTGGAAGATGAACATCTACTGTACCACCCTCGCCTCGCGCAGGAGTCGCTCACGGAATGCGGCATCGATCGATTGAGCATTCTCCCCCGCGAGCAAGCCGCGAATGACGGAGAGGCCGTCCCGCATTCCCTGGGCTTCTTTTTCGAGCTCGCTGATCGCCGATTCGTCGCGGCCGATCCATCGCTCGATCTTGGAAGCCAACGCCAAAAGCCGACCCTGGGCATACTCGCTGTCCGGGTCGGCTATGGCATTCGGGTTGTCGCTGTAGAAGTGTACCGCGGCATTGATCGCGGCCACTCGGATGCCCACCTGCTTGTTGCGGCTGTTCTCGGCAGGACCAGTGTAGTTCAGGTTCCTCCGGGGAGGCTCGGGCCTCGCATTTGCTTCGCTCATGCCACCATGCTATCGGCACTGATCAGCCAGTGTCAATATTCGCCGGCAAAGCTATTCCTTGCACCTCTCGAGCATGTTCCTCACCGCGGCGGCCTTAAGCCATGTCTTGTAGTGGCCTACCACCGTCGGGTTGGAGGCTTTACCCCGATAGGTCCAAAGACCTACCACGATGAACTTGCCCCTGTCATCCCAGCTCCCCGGCGGTACAACCCCGTAGCCCACCAGCTTGGCCGTTACGTACGGCATCAGTCCTCTTCCTCCCACCCCTCGGCCACGGACAGCCGCTCGGTCAGTGCCTTGATCCTCTTGTCCTTGCCGGCGATAACCGCCTTAGCTGCCCGGTATGAGACAGCCACCCCGGTGAGGAGACAGACTATGGCGGTCAGTATGATCTCCGCAGTCACTGGGCATCCTTTCGGAGAGCCACGATCAGCCGGTTCAGCCCCCGGATGTTCTGGAGCTCCATCTCGAGTTCCTGATGGTAGAAAGCCACCATCTTGCCGAGGCTCAGGGCGAACTCGATCTCGGCTCGTGTGGAATCCCCTATGCGGGTGCCGACCACGAGCACATAGTCGGCCATCCGGATCTTGTCCTTGTGGAGCTCATCGAGTTTGACCTTGAGAGCCTCGGCCTTGGACACCGTGTCCCAGAGGGGGTGCGGCTTCTTCATGTTGCAGCCCACGGTCAGGACAATGCGTCCCATCGCCGTCTGCTCGATGTTTGCCTCGTTGAACTCGTCCATGAACTCGGTCGAGCCGCAGAGCACCACGATCGGCCGGTTTATGTCGTCGGTGATTCTCACCGAGATGGCATCCGGACTATGGGGCATCAGATCTCCAGCCAGTGCTTGGTGCTGTCGTTGTGCTGGTCCATGCGACACCGAACCTCAACTTCCTCGTCGCTACCATCGGCCGAAGTCAGGGTGGCCGAGTAGCTACACCGGGGCTTGGGCGGGTGGATGTCGTGGGATACCGCGCAGTGCTTCACCCACTCCTCGATGAGCTGAGCCACCTTGGTGAGGGGGGTATACTTTATCCGCCCCTCACCCCCACACCCCTCGTGGTCGATCCACCTGACCGTCTTGGGCGCAGGCCCATCCCACTCGATGACCAAGGTCATCTCATTGATGTCCGGTTGTCCCATCACATGCTCCTTGCCAGGTAGACCATCACTATAGAGAAGATGTACAGCGGCGCTATCAACGCCAGCGCGACAGCTATGTACCGCTTCTTGGTCTTCATCAGATCCCCTGGCTCATCCGGTAGGCCAGCCGAGCCTTGATCTCGTTGTCCAGCGAGGCCGGCGTCACGTAGCCCTGCCAGCGACCGTCGTGGAAGATCTGCACGTCGGCGTCGATGTAGCACTGGTCCACCAGCTGGGAGCAGATCATGTGCCCCGTCGCCTTGATGTAGTCCTCCAGCCCGGGTACCGGGATGTGGAACCGGCGGGCGGCCAGCGCGTCGTAGTCCAGGAAGCTGTACGGAGTCTTGAGATACCCCTTGGCGGCCATGCAGATGGCGTCGCGCTGCTTCTGGGTCAGGTCGAACGCGTTGGAAGACCAGATCAGGTCCTCCTCACGGTAGGCGTCCAGGTGGCCCATGATGGCCCCGCCCGGCATGGCCTCGACCGTGTACCCATTGCCGTAGTAGATCCCGGCGTGCTGGATCTTCTTGAACCCCTCACCGTTGGCCCACTGGCCAATGGCGATACCCCGCCCTACCGCGCCCTGTATCGGCGCGAGAAAGAAGTCTCCGGGCAGCATGTACTACCTCCACACAAACGATAGATGAAAATCCGTGAACTGCAGTACGAGGCTTGCCGTCAGAAAGACCGAGGCTCGGACCCCCGCGACAGCCAAACCGTGTATCAGTATCTTCTTCATGCCCCCTCCATTCGGCTATAGGCATAGGCTACCATACCGCAGCCCCCGCCCGCAAGGCACACCGGAAGGCCCCGGGCCTGTATGAGCACCCGGGGCCTGGTCACTTAATCTCCGGGCACTGGAACAGCCCGGTCGCTGTGTGGAATCGGAAAATCCCCCGATCCACCCATTCCTCTGTCACCAGCAACCCGCAATCCGAGCACCGGGGCGGCGGTGGATCCTCCTCGGAGGACCACAGATCGCCTAACAGAGATTCCATGACAGATGCATGGATGATACCGCCGGCAGGTCGGGCACGAGACCAACTGGGTTCCTCACGAGATCGTACCACCCAGCAGGAAGCCCATGAATCGCTCAGCGTCCTTGAGTACCACAGAACTCTGAACCAACTCCGAAGGCCGCTCATCCTGAGGCGATGTGTGGAGCTTGATCGATGCGGTCAGGGCGAACTGCCGAAGCCCGACCAGCTTGGGGTCAACCCCGCCGGCGAGCATCTGGGCATCGGCCATGTTTCTGTCCTGCGCCATCTGTTGTTCCCATTCCTCGAGCGTGGTTATCGGTAACCCAACCGACTTCATACCGTAGTATGTTAATAACGTCGGTTGGGCCCGACAGCATCGTGTGCAGGCCCCTTGTGCTGTGTGGGGACAGTGTGTGAGTGCCAGCATCGTACCCCCGTACGACTTCTGTTTAAAGACCCGGTAACCGCCGGGCTGACGGTAACTCTTATGACTGGTTCCGAGGTGGGGCTCGGTCTCATGCTGCGCCTCAAATGCTAGGGGGTGGGCCTCGGGATGTCAAGGCGCACCGCGCTGTTCTGACCGGGAAGTCTTACGGGCTGTGCAGGACCAACGTCTTCGGGCGGTAGGCGGGGCAGTCCCCTCAGCATGCGGATCATCTCCAAAGCAGGCCCGGGAATCGGCAGATGAGGAATCCTACCAAACTCCGGGGCCTGCTCCGGCTGAAATGCCACGTAATCTCCAACGTCAAACTTGACGACGAAGATACCGCTGTCGGTGACGTTTACCACCGTACCCCGAACTCGGTCCGTCGGGTTGCTCTGCTGTACTCGCTCCGTGATGTCGAACGGCATGGCCCCACCCTATGGGTAGGACTTAGCGCTGTCAAGGCGCACTAGAGACGTAGGTGGGAAAGTGAGCGAATGTGAGTGCGAATAGCTAAACCGTCAGCCTAATTGGCCTGACTGTCTTGCTCCGTGGGAGAAGCCGGGCGGGTGAACCACCCCGTCCGATGTTGCACGTTCCAGTGCCGGCGAGATGTACGGTTGTTGCCGGGGTCGGTGTGGCCCTCGTACTTGTTGCACGTCACCACAAACGACCGCCCGAACTTCTGAGGCACCGTGTACTGGTCTCCACACCGAGGGCGCGGGTCATCTGTGATCAGGGGCTGGGTGGGCTTGGCGACCATCATGAGGATGGCCTCCTCGACCACTTCAGGACTCTCCCCGGTGATCAGGGCACCCTGCTGTGCCGCGGCCTTGATGGTTGAGATGGGGGCCTCGCCATGGACAGGGCACTCCGGGTAGTTCAGGCCGTCCATCAGACAACCGTGTATGCACGGATCTGAATCGGGCTCCTGCTTGGTCCAGTCGGGAATACCCGGTTGGGGTGCGAACATCAGTTCTCCTTGTTAGTACTTCGGCGGGAGCAGGAAGATCAGGTATAGGCCGGAAGTTGCCAGGAACGGTATGCCGGCAAGACCGACGATGCCCCAGTAGACCACAGCCCGGAGGCGGAACGACTTCCTACGTCGATGCATCAGTCTGTGTCCTCCTCGTACAGGTCGAGAATCATCACGGCCTCAGGGTCCTCGATGTCGAAGGTGTGCTCGAAGTAGTAGCCTTCGATGCGGGGGTTTTCGAGCTCGTCGAGGTGTGTGGGGGTGGGCTGTTCCAGGGCTTCTACGAGGCCATTTACCCGGGGGGTGGCAGTGGCGAGGGCTTCTCGGAGACCGGCTTCGGTGTCGAGAATGTCGCTGAGACCGGTTGACAGGCCCTCGTAGCCCGCTCGGATTCGGCGGTCTGACTCTCGCCAGTACTGGAGTGTGATCTCCGCATACCCCCGTTGCCACAGAGTGCTGAGGGAGTCGGCCAGCACGTAGTTGTAATTGTGCTTGGTGAGCTGGTAGCCGTAGTGGCCGTCGGGGAGCTTGAAGGTGCCGAAGATCTGGAGGCCTCGACGACGGTACCTGACGAGGCGGCGCTTATGTCGGGTTCTGGGCTTCATACCATCAACCTATCATCCGATGTGGGGGGTGTCAATCACCGACGAGTATATCGAAGGGGGTGTGACGTGGATAGGACTTTTTGGAGACTCCAGATACCTACCGCGCGCTATGGTCCGGACGGGTACAAACCGGACATGCCGGTTATTTATCCCGGGGGGTTCATACCGCTGGGATCCGACCAATTCGGACATCAGGGGGATTATTCCGGAAAGGAT